AAGGACCGTGTCGCAGCACGTGGCATGGAACAGGCAGCGAACCGCACTGCTCGCATTGAGGCGCGGAAAGCGGCCTCCTTGCCGATGAATCCAATGCAGGCGATGGCGATGCGCAACCCGGCCCTCGCGCTCGGAATGCAGCGTATCCAGAACGATGCGCAACAGGCTGACCTGGACCGCCAGATCCAGCGGCAGGAGCTGGAGATCCGCCGTGATGCGCTGCGTGGAGAACAGGACGACCGCAAGCAGGCACGTCTTGACGCGATGACCGCTCAGAAGGCGCAGTTGCAGTTGGAACAGCAGCGGCTCGGACAGGAGGGTGAGCTGGGGCGTGCTGGCATCGCGCAGGATCAGCAGCAGCATGACAGGATGATGCAACAGGGCGAGGAAAGACTGGCTGAGGTGAAGCGCCAAGGAACAAGAGCTGACCAAGAAGTCGAACAGGCAAAACGAGACCGCTACACGGCTCTTTACAACCAAGTCGCATTGGAAAATCGAGGCTGGTCTCCCCAGCAGATTCGAGCCGAAGTCGATAGGAGAAATGGGACTATACCGGAAGCCGCTGCAGGAGCTAACCCTGATGCAGGAACCTCGAGCGCATCCCCTACCCAAACTCCAAAGCAATTCAAGGTCGGTGATATGGTTGAGGGGCGATTATCCGATCTTTACAAAACTGGAGACTTCGCCACGTTTGAAGCAGAAGCTCGCGCAGCGGGATACGACAAAGACTCCATTGATGCCATGTATCAAACGCTCTCGGGGCGTGGGAGCGCACGACGAGGGCAGCCGGAAGGTCAAGGATTTATGGGAGCGTTGAGTGATCCGGTGAACATGCCGTTCAGAATGAGCCAATGGCTATTGGGGCAATAATGGCACTATTCGAACTTCCCGGTCTCCCGTCGCTCGGTGCCACTGCGGTGCGCCGGGCGCCGGGTCTTTCCATTTCGCCCGAGGATGAAGAGGGCATCGTCCGCAAGGCTGGGCGGAAGGCGCTCGGCGGGATTGCGGCGGTCGGCAATTTCCTAGACGTTCCCGGTTCGATGGTGCGCGACGTTCTCGCCCTGGAGAACCCGCTGGACCAATTGCTGCACCCGTTGTCAGGCGAGAATCGCACGAGTGGTCGCGACCTTCTGCGCAAGTACGGCATGGCTGGGAAGAAAGACACGTGGGGGAACTTCGCGGGCGGGCTTGGAGTGGACATCCTCACGGACCCCTTGACCTACCTCTTCCCGTTTGGGAAGGCGACTAAGGCGGGGGAGATCCTGAAGGCTGCAAACCTTGGCGATCGGGTGATGCAGACTGCCGCCACGAAGCTCCGCAAGCCGATCGAGGAGTTGGGCCCACGTGTCGCTGCGATGAACACGACGGCACGCGACGTGTTGGCAGGTGCCTCCCGTGAGGAACTGCGCGCCGCTCACAATGCAGCCAAGGCGGCTGGCGTGAAACTGTCACAGATCGCGGATGATCCATTGCGTGGCATGTTCGCGACGGGGTTCATGGGGAAGGTAAAGAACGTCACCGGGTTCGGGCCCCGGTCGCAGCGGGTTGCCAAGACACTGGACGATATTGGGTCGGCTGTCCGGTACGCACGCATACCAGGGACGGACATTCAGCCTGTCAACGCGATGGCGCAACTCTTCTCCGCACCGCTGGCCGACACCAAGACCAAGACCGGGCAGGTATTCGCCCGGAGCCTCTTTGGTTCCAAGACGACGGCGATCGCGATGGCAAAGCGTGAGGTGGCAGGCTACATCGACGAACTGAAGCAGGCCGGACACGCCAATGACGCGGATGCCGATTGGCTGCGTGGCTGGCTCGAAGGAACCCAGACCGGCCCGCTTGACCAGCGAACTGCAGACCTCGTGTCGAAACTAGAGGCGCGTCAGAAATCAGTCCTAGACGAAGGGCGTATCTGGGGCACCTCTCCGAACGAGTGGAAAAGTCCTTATGCCCGCTACTGGCCGCGTTACATGAGCGACCGCGTTGGCAAGCCGGGAACGAGCGGCACGACCTTTTCCCAGTTCAATGCGTTCCAGAAGGGCAGTATGCGTCGAAAGGGATTCTTGAGCCCCTACACGGATAAGGACGGCATGGTGCATGCCATCCAGGGTGAAACGTCAACCATCAAGCAGCTCTTACAGGACCCGCGACTGCACACGTTGATTGATGGTGGGCCCGGTCAGTCACCGGCTGACGTGAAGACGATTTCTCAATGGATCGAAGCGAACTACGGGAACGTGATCCCCAAGCGAGCCGCAGGCAAAGTGGTCAATGGAAAGCAGCGTGTTCGGAATCGATATGATGCGCTCGCGCGCTGGGTCGGGAAGATGGACCCCGATCTGCGCAATGCGGGCGTGTTCGCCAACAACCCGCTCATCGACATGCAGGCGCAGCTCATTTCCCACCGTGAAGCTTTGGAGGCAGCCAAGGCCGTCCGTGACACGCTGGTGTCTCCAGGGGTTCTGCAGTCGCCCACGACGGCGGCGAATGCCCGAGGCACGATGACGGTGGGCCAGATCCTGAACAAGCTGCGGATCAAGCGTGGCGACCTCAATGAGGGATTCGGGATGCAGCTCGCCGAGTCGCTCGGCCTGAAGAACCACATCCAGCAGATTGGTGCTGTTGATCCTAAGGCTGGCATGGATGAACTTGGCAAGCTGTTCAAGATGCGTGTGTCGAAGGACCTTGGTCAGGACCTGACGCGGTTCCGTGGCGTGTTCAAGTCACCGGAGCCTGTCAACGAGATCGGCAGGATGGTGCAGAGCGTGACAAACCTGTGGAAGGGCGCGCAGACGGCTCTCTGGCCCGCGTTCCACGTGCGCAACCTCGTGAGTGGTCAGTATCAGAACTACGTGGCTGGGATGTTCTCGCTGGAATCCGGCAAGCAGACGATGAACCTGATTCGCGGCAAGTCGATTGTCGGCGCGAAGAACTGGCGGATCGTCAAGCAGCTCGCCAAGGATCGCGGCATCAGGAACCTGACGGACGAGCAGGCGACCAACCTGATCGGCCAGCTTGCCTACGCCGAGGGACTGTCGCACCGCTTTGCCGGTGAGGCGATGGCGGTCGCAGGCGGTCAGAACGTCATGGCGTCGAACATCCAAGACGCGATGCGGGAGATCCCCGGCATGGGCGTCAACCACATCGATCCGGCCCGCATCGGCCGCAAGGCGATTGCACGTGAGCCGGGGACCAGTATGAACCCGCTCAAGACACGTGGCTGGTTCGACGCTCCGCAGTCTGAGTTCGGCCCGATGGCTGCCGGGGAAGAGATCGCAGGCATCGTGGAATTTATGAACCGTGTAGCTCCGTTCCTGCACCAGATCAAGCTGGGTGTGGACCCGACCGCTGCAGCCAAGAAGGTGGGCGCCGCGCAGGTGATGTATCAGGGCCGGTACTTCACGAAAGCGGAACAGCAGGGCATGGCTACGCTGTTCCCGTTCTACAAATTTTCAAGCAAAATGCTGCCGTGGACGCTGAAACAGCTCGCCGAACAGCCGACAGGAAGGCTGGGAACAACCATTCGCGCGGCGAATCGATTACGCAATCCTGACGTGATGACGCCCGACTACGTGGCCGAAACCACGTCGATCCCTCTCGGAGAGTCGCCTGACGGGTCACAGCGATACCTGACTGGCGCCGGGCTGATGTTCGAGGACCCGTTGAGCTTCGTGGGAGGCGGTGTGCGAGGAGCACTCTTGGAGGCTGGCAGCCGCATGAACCCGATCGTCAAAGCGCCCCTGGAGTGGGCGACTGGTCAGACGTTCTTTCAAAAGGGTCCGATGGGCGGGCGGTCTTTGGAGGATCTCGATCCGGCGATTGGCCGCACGCTGGCGAACGTGACCGGGCAACGTGACGCGGTAAAGTGGCCGGGCTCAGAGGCGATGGAGTTTGTTGTCGGAAACTCGCCACTGTCGCGCGCCTCCTCTACGGCGCGGCAGTTGTCAGGACTCGCCCGCCCGTTTACCGACCCGCAGATGAAGGGTCAGTTCATTCCCGAGGCTGGAAAGACGGCCATGAACCTACTCACCGGCGCACGTGTAACGAACGTGTCACCGGCTGCTCAGGAGTCTCTGCTCCGCGAACGTGTCCAGCAGATGATGCGTCAGGCTGGAGGGAAGACATTCATCCGCTCGTACATCCCCGAGGAGGTCGAAGCGGAGATGACGCCTCAGGAACTGGAAGACTCCAAAAAGCTGGAGGCGCTGATCAACACCTTATCAAAACGCGCAAAAGTCCGCGCCGAAGCGCGCAAGGCTGCGGAAGGTCGTTAGAATCTTCCGAAACGGGATGAAGCGATTCACAACCCCCACGCTCGCGTTGCTGCAGGATGCTTGGTTGCGACTGCGAGCACACTGCTATCGGGCATTCACGCCCGGAAAGGTAGATTCCATGCTGTCGACGCTTGTGATCCTGACCGCCATGTCTCTGCAGGGTCAATGCCCTGGTGGTCAATGTGTCGCACCGGCCGAGAGAGCGAAACTCTCTGTGCTGGTAAGGTCCGAGGAAGGACTGGTACGTAACGTGGCGCGCACGACGGTGAAGCGCACGGTACACATTGCACGGAAGCCGCTTCGTCGTCTGTTCCGCCGCGCTCGGTGAGGAGGTGTGTGTTGAAGACGGTGAGTTACATTCTCGCTGTGCTGATGCTCTTGGTGGCATCCACAGCGTGCGCGCAGATCGATGTGGCTGCGGAAACTCCGCGTGACACACCGATCCCAGTCTCCATCAAGACCGATATCCCTGCGGGTGCCACGTCTGAGGGACCTGGGTGGATCATTCCACCGGGAGTCAACGTCCACACGATCGACTCCACGCACTTGGTCGTATGTGCTCCACCTGGAGAGTACGTCCTGCAGTACCGGCTCGACTGGTTGCATATCGAAACGGTGACATTTAAGGATGGAGCCGGAAACGACGTAACCATTCGCTCGTATTTAGGGCACGGAAAGTACGACGTGCGCACCACCTTTAAGGTGACGGGAGGGGCAGTTCCGCCACCGCCCCCCCCTCCGCCACCTCCGCCACCGGGAGGCAAGTATCAGGTGATGTTCTTTTACGAGTGGGGCCAGCTCGACAACCTCCCGCCGCGCCAGCAAGAGATCCTGACATCCCTAACAGCACGGGATCAGATTGCAGCAGCGGGACATGTGTTCCAAGCAGCGTACGATCGTTCTTTCGTCGATAGCGGGAAGCCCGAGAAGCATGCGGCGTGGTTCCGAGCGGCGAAGCCAATGTCTGGTCCGCTGATCGCGATTGCACCTAAGGACGGTGGTGTGGTGCAAGTGTTCCAGCTCCCTGACAGCATGGAAGCTGTGATGAAGTTGCTGGAGAATCCAACGGAGGTTAAGCGATGAGTCGGCTGTCATTCAATGCTGATCTCCCGGTTTCAACCCTGATCGACTTAGGACTCACAAGCGAATATCAGGAAGTGTTTCAGCGTGAGTTCGTGTACGGCTCGCAGCGTGCGTTGGAGTTAGGTCTGCAGCCGGTGGAGGATGTGCCGGATATTCTCGTTGACTTCGATGACTTCGAAGCAGTGATCAAGGAGTGCCACGAGAAGAAGATCTTCCCGATGTACTGGCAACAGCGCACGTGGGCGCCGGATGGATATCGCTGGAATCAGAATGGACTCAACTATTGCTGGTCCTGGTCGGGAGTTGCAGCTCTACTTGACATGTTGGCCGCTGAGGGACGCCCGACTCCACAACTTGCGCCGGTGACGGCTGGTGGTGCTGTGGGATGGGCCAATAAGGGGAACTACCTCGACAGCTTCGTAGAGTGGGTGCGTAATGACGGAATCGCACCTGCGGAGTTCGTTCCGAACATGTTTGAGCGCAATTATCGGCAGTACAAGGAAGGCTGGAAGGAAGCCGCGAAGGGGTTCCGGTTGAGGAATATCCTCGACACGAACCGGCGCGCAGGGACGCGCGAGATGATGCGCCAGGTCTTGTCGATTCTCAAGCTCGGACGGCCTCAGTACGCAGCATGGAATCGTTTGTCGCACGCGATGGAAATCATTGGCATGCTGTGGACTCCAGGGAAGTGGATGAACATCACGCTGGTGATTCGCAACAGCCACGACGAGACTGAGCCGATTGAAATGTACGGCGAGAATGCGACCCCCGATGAAGCGATTGGATTCATGTCGTCGGAGCCGACGTAACGTAATACTTTTCAGCGCGGTGACGGAGACTCAAACCCACCAGTCCTGAGTCATCAAGTAGAAGACCCCTTTATTTCAAATTGGAGACTGTGATGAAGCTATTGCAAGCGTTTGCGATCAGTGTTGCGGCCAGCTCGATCGGCGCGCAGAAAAAGGAAGTGTCGGACGGGATCGACGATTACGACGCCGGGAATCCTCCGCGCATCATTGCCGGATATTCGGCGATCGGGTGGATCGCGTTGATCGAGGCGATTATGGCAGCGCTCAGCGGGATCTTCGAGAACTGCCCGCAGAACAATGTTGAGCTGCGCGAATCGGTCAAGAAGCCGTCGCGTAGTCAGAAGGTACGCGCCATCCGTGACATTCGGCGGGAATGTGATGACTGCTTCGGCTGGCGGTGGAGACGGCAATCCTCGCGTGTTGTCGATGAGGTCTTTGCACAAGCGGCTGCCGCGAGCAATGACGATATTGACGCGGTGATCGCGGAAGCGCGCTCTTGAGTTGATTGAGCAAGATCCGCAATGTGCGGTTCTTCATACGTGTTGAACTTGGTAATCGATTGTTTCCAGGAGGGCCAAGCCACGATGAAGCGGTAACAAATAGCACTCCCCGTTGGATGAAGATCACCTCGTGGTTCGGAGGACCGGGCCACGGGGTTTTTTCATTTCTTGTGTCGAAGATGCTAGGTGAGCGGTGGTGTTTTTGGTTCCGTGTCGTTTGCTTAGTCGGTCTGTTCGCGTTACACTTCTGACCATGTTAAAGAAAAATGCGATATTGAAGCGTGTCTCATGTCAACGGTTCACTCGGTTGCAGCGGTATTTCCGCGAGAATCTCCGAGTGTTGCGCGAGTCGGCGAACATGACTCAGGACGATTTGAGCGCGAAGATGAGAGTACCGCGCAGCTACGTTTCCGACCTGGAACGGGGTAGGAACTCTCCGACGCTACCTGTTTTGGAAAATATTGCAAAATCGCTTAACGTCTGCCCCTCCAAACTCTTGCGTCAGCCAGGGCGGGCGAAAAAGAAGCCCGACTAGGGAATTCTCCTTGACTCAATGGCGGAACTTTCCTACATTTGCCGCCGTTGACAACTCGGCGGTTTTCAGGGGTCGCTGAACCCCGACCGCCACCTCGCTGCTTAGATGAGGTGGAGAAGATGATCGAGCAGCACCCGCGATTTATGCGGTTTCTCGGAGGCCCTTACGACGGGGCCGAACAGTGCTTGCATCCGGTGGTGGAAGAACCGGACGGCGTGGCGCGCCTAACGCACCTCACCGCCTGTGCACTTCACCACTACGAATCGGTGGTGCCTCTTGGTTGGCTGGGCCTTGCTGACATCGTGGAGATGCAGCACGACCCTGACTTCATCACTCCTCGTCGCCAGTAGGCGCGTTGACGTCGCCGACTTTCTTTGATGGTCGCGAGGAATCTTTGTTTGCTTGGAGGTAGCTCTATGCTCTGCCTGTCTCGAAAAGTCGGCGAGAAGATCGTCATCGCTAAAGGCTTGATCACGATCATGGTGATCGACATTCGCGAAGACAAAGTCCGGTTGGGTATCGAAGCGCCGAAGGACATCGAGGTCAATCGCCTGGAGGTTGAGATTGCGAAGGAGCGCGATGCACAACAACAGCACGGAGGTGTGGGCGATGGTCAATGTGACGTGGCTTGATGCCTTCTTTGGCGGACTCGCTTTTCTACTGCTTATCGCGCTGATGAGCGCGTGCGACAGAATTGGACGGCGCAAGTGAAAGGATTGGTTGATGGTGACACAGCAGCATGTACCGATCGAGGGTCCGAAGGAAGGCGACCCGATGTGGTTGGAGGGACGGCACTACGAGCCAGGACGGCAGTTGTGGATTGGTGCGAGTGATGCGGCTGCCGCGTGCAATCGCAGCAATTATCGCACGAGTTTGGATCTGTATCTCGCGGCGCGCAGGATACGTGAGATTCAGTTCGATGACGATCAGACGAAGCGACTGCGGCGTGGGCGCCGGATGCAGTCGGTGATCGTGAAGGAATACTCGGACGAGCTGGGCGTGCAGTGCGTGGAGAATGACAGGATGTTCATCCACCCGACGCTGCCCTATATGACTGCGACACCGGACGCGATCGTGTTGTCGGAGCATCGCCGTCTGCTGGAGACGAAGGCTACCACGCAGCGCATGTACGCAGAGGACGATGACTCTAAGTACGGCCAGGAGGGCACGGATCTGGTGCCTGATGACACTCTGTTTCAGGCGCAGCAGCAGATGGCTGTGATGGGCGTGGATCAGGTGGACGTGGCGGTGATGTTCGGCATCTTCACGCTGCGGGTGTATCCGATCCAGCGCAATGACGACCTGATTGAAGCGATCGCGGAGGCCGAGAAGGAACTGTGCGAGCGGATCGCTGATGGGTGCCCTCCAGAGCCGAACTGGACGCATCCTCGGACTCGTGAGTTGATCACTTCTGTGAATGGTCTGCAGGCGAACACCGTTGTTCAACTCGGTGACGAGGAACTGCAGTGGTGGTTGCGGTACAAGATGCTCGGCGAGGAGATCTCGGAGCTGGAAGTGCAGCGCGACGAAACTCGCAATCGCATTCTGTCTGCGATGGGTTCTGCTGAGCTGGGCCGTTTCCCGCGTGGCGAGAAGGAACTGCGCCGGTTACTCGTGAAGGAATCACTTTACCTGGAGTCTGACGTTGAAGAGGTCCGCGCACGTGTCGGACAGGTGAAGCGTCGGGCGTATGAACGACTTCTGGAGCGCAAGACCAAGCAATGAGCAACGAACTCAGTACCCATATCGAAGACCAAGAGAAGCGTGGCCAGCACAACCTCATGGAGGTGGCCGCGAGTCGGCAGGCGCAGGAAGTGCAGGCGATGATCGTTATCGCCAAGCGATTCCCCCGCGATGTGAACGAGTCGATCTCACGTATCACAACCGCGTGTCAGCGGCGTGGTCTGGCCGAGGTCAGTATGTACTCGTACCCACGTGGCAAGGAACAGGTCACAGGGCCGTCTATCCGGCTCGCCGAAGCGATGGCGCAGGGCTGGGGGAATCTGGACTACGGGATTCGCGAACTCAGTCAGGCGAACGGGGAAAGCGTTTGTGAGGCGTATGCGTGGGACATGGAGACGAACGTGCGATCCGCGACCACGTTCACGGTTCCTCACGTGCGCCACACGAAGCAAGGGTCTTACCTGTTGAAAGATCCCCGTGACATCGCCGAGATGATCCTAAACGTCGGGGCCCGGCGCAAACGGAGTTGCATCTTGTCCGTGATTCCCAAGGACGTGCAGGATCTGGCGGTCGAGCAGTGCGAGAAGACGCTGACCGAAGGCCACAAGGAACCGTTGGTGGACCGCGTCCGCAAGATGCTGGAGGTGTTCAAGCAGTTCGGCATCACGACGGAGATGATTGAAACACGTGCGCAGAGAAAGACGGAGTCGCTGACGGAGCAGCACATGCTGGAGCTGCGCAAGATCTACACGAGCCTCAAGGATGGGATGAGCAAGCCCGAGGATTGGTTTGCGTTTCAGCAGGTCGAAACGGAGGGAACCGCTAAAACGCCGGGCGAGTCGAAGTCGGAGCGCGCGGCGAAGGAGTTGAAACGGGAAAAGGGCTCGAAGAAGGAAAAGGAGACGGCGAAGTCGGAACCGCAGGAGGAAGAGAAAAAGGAAAAGGAATCGACGACGACTTCTGAACCGCAGGAGGAAGAGAAAAAGGAGACAAAGAAGTCGGAGTCAGAGCCGGAAGTGATCGAGGAGATTCCCGAGGACCTGCGCGAGTACCATTTCGAGCTGTTTAAGACGGCCACGCTGGAGCAGGCCCGTCAGGTCTGGCGCTCGTACATCTTCGACAACAAGGAAACGATGGATCAGGACTTGTACTCGCTTGCTTGTGAGTACCGAGATCAGAAGCTGAAAACGTTTCCTGCTGAGTGATGGAGCGTAGCCATTGTTAGTGATGGAACCAAATATCCAGATCGCAGACAGATCGTTTGAATGAACCAATGCAGCCGATCGCAGGCATCAAGCAGGAATGAATCAAACCGCTTGATCGTAGTCACATCGCCAGATGATCATTCAGCTCGAACGAGACAGAAGACCAGACAGAACCATATCTGAAGATCGCAGACTATCAGTCAGATTGAAACAGATCCCTGGATCGAAGTCGTAGATATGAATGACACAAACCCCCGAACGAACTCACCACCGTTGATTGAATCAAATGGGTCGAGTGTAGCCACCTTCGGCGACTGAACCAAAGTTTCGGAACGCAGACATGGAAGGTGAGTGAACCAGTGAACCAGATCGCAATCAATATTTGAGATTGAACCAATGGCAAGGAATGCAGCCAAGTATTCGGAATTAACAACCTTCCAGAGCGTTTTACTTTTACTTAGGAGACCAAAGATGGATTGTCAAAAACTACTCAGAAAGTTGCATGCGTGTGGAGAGGCATGCGAGTGGGTAGGAGAACGAGACCTGGAGACAGCGTGGAATGAATGCGAGCGTGGCGATTGGATGCTGTGGATCGCAGCGCGAGCAGGAGTCGATCGCAAGCTCGTAGTGTTGGCCGCGTGTGATTGCGCTGAGATTGCGCTAAAGTATGTGCCAGCCGGTGAAGACAGGCCACGCTTAGCGATTGAAACCGCGAGGAAATGGGCGGCTGGCGAATGCTCATTAAGCGATGTGCGCAAGGCTGCTTATGCTGCTGCTGCTGATGCTGCTGCTGCTGCTGCTGCTGCTGCTGCTTATGCTGCTGCTGCTTATGCTGCTGCTGCTGCTGATGCTGATGCTGATGCTGCTGCTGCTGCTGCTTATGCTGCTGCTGCTTATGCTGCTGCTGCTGCTGCTGCTGCTGCTGCTGCTGCTGCGCGATTAGCAGCACGCCGCGAGTGTGCTGCCATTGTGCGGCGCACCATCCCACTGTCTGTCATACAGGCTGCACTATCCAACCTGGAATAAACCGCATTTCGTCATCACGAATTGGAAACATAACATGGACAAGACCTTTGACGAACCGATCGAAATTGCACGCAAGCTCACCAAAGACTTAGTCACAGCGGCAGGTCTGATGGATCGCGCGCAGGTGCGATTTCTGGTGGATAACTACTACACGATGCAGAAGTACCGGATTGCGACTGCTGGTCAACTGCGGTCGCTTGGGACGAAGGAACCGGGGCGAGTGTTGCAATGGGTGAATGATGAAATGACACGTGTGGAGAACGCGATTAAGCGATCGCTCAAGGCGTTCTCGGAGACGTACTCGGTGGGTCAGTGGATGATGAGTCAGGTCGGTATTGGGCCGGTCATTTCGGCTGGTCTGCTGTCTCACTTGGACGTGTCCCGCTGCAAGACGGCAGGGCATTTCTGGCGATTTGCTGGACTCGACCCAACGATGAAGTGGGAGCCGAAGACACGCCGTCCCTGGAATGCGCGCCTGAAGATTCTGTGCTGTCATCCAACAACTCTCGTAATCACAAAGCGAGGGACTATTCCAATTGACTCTGTGCGTATTGGTGATCTCGTGTTGACTCATCTCGGACGGTGGAGAAAGGTTACGCACGTCATTGAGAATGACTTCACGGGATCGCTGGTGCATCTGACATGTCGCGGACTAGCCGCGCGCGGACCACTTCTTACTCCCAACCACCCTGTTCTCGCCGACAAAGTCCCAGTGTGTTTTTACGAAGGAGAAGGGCGGAAACGATTTAAGGTGACGCGAGCTTCTACTCCAAACGGTAGAAATGAGGTCGCTTCGCAGATGATTCGCATGCGCCAAGAGGGTAAGACATTGCGTGAAATTGGTGAATCAACTGGTTACTCACAGGGAGGCGTAAGCATGATAGTGCGAGGGAAGAATAGATCCAAGGAAAACTTCAATTACGGACAGGATTGGATTAACGCGTCTGAATTGCAGCCTGGGTGGATGGTAAAGGTCCCCGTTATTCCAAGTGAAGGATTTATCCCGGCGATCGAGTGTGAATCTTATCTTGATAGATCTCCGGTCGCTTCTCGTGTGCCGACACGTGTAGAGCTTAACGGAGAAATAGCTCGCTTTGTCGGATTGTTTATCGCAGAGGGGTGTGCTGGCAGCGACGGGGTTGTGCAGTTCGCGTTTCACAAAAAAGAAACTGTTTTGCATGACCACGTAAGGGCTGTGTTTAAGTATGTGTTTGGCCTTGATAGCAGCCTTTCTATGAGCAAGTGTGATGATGGGTGCTGTGTCAAAGCATGTTCATCACTTCTGTCCGAGTCGTTCAATAAGCTATTTGGTGTCTATTCAGCAAACAAACATATTCCTAATAACTGGATGTCGATGGACATTTCTCTGTGCCGTTCATTGCTGCGAGGGTTATTTGAAGGAAATGGGCACTACACATCAGAGACAGTTTCTTATGGAACCATTTCCCTGACTCTTGCTATTCAGATTCAGGAATTGCTTTTGCGGTGCGGAATCGTCAGTGGTCTTAGCTCGCGGATTCTACCCGCTGGGAACACTGCATATCACATTGAAGTACACGACCGAGATTTATTCGGGAAACAAATTCTGTGTGATGAATCAGTTGAATGGAAATCATCGAATGTTTCTAAGTGGCAACCAGACGGTGTATGGCTTCAGTTGAACCCACCCGAATCAGTTCCATACACTGGTCCTGTTTACAACCTGGAGGTAGAAGAGGACGAAAGCTATGTCGCCGATGGTATCGCAGTCCATAACTGCGCATTCAAGATTGGGGAGTGCTTCGTGAAGACGCAGAACAAAGAGGGAGCTATTTACGGCCAGCTCTATCGTCAACGGAAGGACGCGGAGGTCGCGGCGAACGGTGAGAAGAAGTTCGCTGAGTTGGCGGCAGTGCGTATGCACGAGGTCGGCAAGACAACGGAGGCGTACAAGCACTACAAGGACGGTACGCTGCCTCCAGGGCACCTGCATGCACGAGCGCGCCGGTTCGCGGTGAAGATCTTCCTGTCGCACTTGCATCACGTCATGCACGTGGATTACTTCGGGACGGAGCCGCCCGTGCCTTACGTGTTCGAGCACTGCGAGGGCGATCACCGGCACTTTATTGAGATTCCAAACTGGCCGTTTGCGATGACAGGCAAGTCTCTGAAGGATCTGCGCGAGGGAGAGCGTATTACACGCAAGACTCGTGAAGAGGTCGAGGAAGATGCGTCGGATGAGGACGCGGGTTAGCCATCACACGCGATTGAATCGGAGTGTGAGAGCGCAGCAAATGTAGTGTGAGTGAACCACAGTGTATAAGCGCAGCCAGCATTCCTGAAAGAAGCAATTGGGTTGATCGTATCCAAAAGGATAGATTGAAACAATTTCGCTGAGAGAAGACAGTCCTTGAGATAGAAACAGGATGTGTGATCGCAGCCAGTTGACTTGATTGAAGCATATGCAAGGAACGTAGCCAAAGCTTGGGATTGAATCCGATCGAAGTAGCGTAGCCATCTGGCAAGACTGAACCAAAACGCCCGATCGCAGACAAAATGTGTGACTGAATCAACACCGCCGATCGCAGACATGGCGCCGGACAGAATCATTTTTGGAGATCGCAGCCAAGTTCTCGAACTGAAACAAGTTGCTGGATCGCAGACAGAGGGCTGTGAATGAAACACGTCAGGTGATCGCAGCCTAAGAAGTCGAACGAACCAAACCACGTGAGCGAAGCCATTTCGATGGATAGAACCAATGGGCGTGAGCGCAGCCATCTGCCCAGATTGAACCAGGTGGGAGGAGCGTAGTCACACGTTCGGAGAGAATCATTGGTCGTGAACGCAATCAAGTCCGGCGACAGAATCATCAAGGCGGAGTGAAGTCAAGCCCGCAGATACCCAGCAGTGTTGAGCGCATCCAAACCTGAAGATTGCAACAGATATCACGAGAGCAGTCATGCGTGCCGATTGAATCAGCGATCTTGAACGTAGTCAGGACTCGTGATTGAACCAAATGTAGTGAACGTAGGCATGCAAGCTGATTGAAACATGTTCTTCGAACGGCAGATTGAATCACCTCCCGTGAGCGCAGCCTCGAAAGATGAGTGAACCAAACAGTATGAGCGTAGTCATGCCACCCGACTGAAACAAGTGCTCGGAACGCATTCAAACAAGGAGATTGAACCATCTTGGTAGAGAGCAACCATAATCGCGGATCGAATCATCCGCTGTGAGTGTGTTTTTCAACACATGTGAAGTTTTAGGAGTAGTGACCGTGAAGGAAAATCAGAAAACTGTGGAAGTCGAAAACCTGGGCCCGATCCCGAAGTTCAAGTTCACGCTGGAGTCGCCTGGAGTGACGACGATTGTGGGTCCGAATGGAGTCGGTAAGTCGATCCTGGTGGGGTCATTGGCGGACGTGGCGGCGGGTGAGGGAGGTTTGCCGCTGCGTCATGGGTCGGAGAAAGGTCGGATCGACGGGCTCGGAGTACACGTGGCGATTAACCCCAAGCAGACGCGCTGTGCTGGTGAGTTCGCCGTGGAACACCTTGAAGGGAAGCTGAACCTCGCCTCGCTGGTGGACCCTGGCGTCAAGGATGAGGTGGCGGCGGACAAGCGCCGGATCAAGGCGTTGATCGCCCTGACCGGGGTGGAGGCCGATCGGCACCTGTTCGACACGCGGCCCGAGTTCGACCCGGAAGAGTTCGAGACGATCGTGACTTCCGAGGCCCTCAAGTCGGGGGACCTGATCGACATGGCGGCGAAGATCGCACGGGACTATCAGGCCGAGGCTCGCACGTGGGAAAAGACCGCTGAGAAGGATGAGCAGCAGGCGCAGTCGATTAAGGAGCAGATCGACGCGGTGGATATGACCAAGGAGCACGACCCCGAGAAGCTGCAGGCGGCGTTCTTTGAAGCCCAGGACAAGTATTCCCACTCCGTCCAGCACCAGCAGGTGGCAGCCGAGCGAGTTGAGAAGGCCCAGAAGGCCCGCGAGGAGCTGATTCGCTGGGATGCCCGCAACATCCCTACCAGCGTGGAGGAAGCGAAGAAAGCAGTCACGGAGGCTCAGGGAAAGGTCGATGGCCTCGTGCAGCACAAGCAGGATTTGCTGAAGCAAATGGACGAGATTCAGCATTCGATCGAATTGTGCGATCGTGAGATTGATACGGCTAACTCGGGCGTCAAGCTGGCACGTGAGAGTGCGGAGCTGATCAGCACGCACGCGGAACGACGTGCGGCGTGCCTCAAGGTCATCGCTGACTCGGACAACTACGTGCGCCCGACCGATGAGCAGGTCGCTGAGTACAAGACAGCGTATGACGCGGCGAAACTGGCGATGGAGGATGGCGTGCGTGTGCGTGATGCGCGCATGAAGCAAGCCTCCGTCACCGCGTTTGCGGAGTCGGCGAAGTCGCGGCGCGAGAAAGCGGAAAGGTACCGAAAAGCCGCTGGAATTACGGATTCGGTGCTGTCTGACGCGATTGAATCGAAGTGGGTCAAGATCGTGTCCGAGGGTGTGCACAAGCGTGTGTACGGCTACGTGGAAGCGAAGGACATGTGGGCGCCGTATCACGAGCTGAGTGCTACAGAGAAGTGGCACATCGCGATTGAGATCGGTGTGGAGCGTGTCGGGGATGGCGGTCTGTTGTTCATCCCGCAGGAAGCGTGGGAGGGCGTGGACGTGTGGAACAGGAAGTTCATTGACGATCACGCGAAGGCACGCGGTGTATATATCCTGACCGCCGAAGCAACACGCGACGAAACGCTTGGTAAGGAACTGCAGGCGCACACGTTCGCGTCTTGAAGGATGTTTCAATGCGCACTTATGCCAAAGTTTCACCAGCGTTTTGGACTGGTGAAACGGGAAAATTACTGAGGGAAAAAGGCATGGAAGCGCAGTTGATTGCGGTGTACCTCATGACATGTCCAAGTGCCAATATGATTGGTCTGTACTACCTTCCGTGGCCACTGCTCCTTCATGAAACAGGGATGTCTGATGAAGGGGCTTCGAAGGGGCTTCGAAGGGTATCAGAGGCCCTTTTTGCGTCCTACAACAGGGCTGCAGAGCATGTTTTTGTGCGTGAGATGGCTTCCCACCAGATTGGGGAGCCTCTATCGCCTCGTGACAACCGCATCAAGGGCATCGAAAAAGAATGGCTTTCAATGCGTAAGTCCCCATTCTTTATGGACTTCTATCAACGGTATGCCACGTCATTTTCATTGTCCGACCCGTCAAAAACAGGAAGGGGCTATGAAGCCCCTTCGAAGCCCCTTCGAAGCCAGGATCAGGATCAGGATCAGGAACAGGAACAGGATTTATCTGATCAGATCAGGGAGCCGGAAAAGGCGGAAGCAGAAATCCACAGCACCGCTGCAGCGCTCCAGCAAATCCTCCGGGTTCGTTCTCAGGACCCGATCCTGCGAAAACTCGGTTGGTGCGTGACGACCGGAAAACTCTCGTTGGCGACCGTGATGGGCGCGGCGAATGGAACCAGGATGGTTTCCCCCAGGCCGCAGCGCCCGCTGGCTTACTTCGTGAAGACTCTCAAAAACGAAATCCCCAACTTCGATGACTTGATGAAGCAAGTCCCGAAGCTCTCATAGAAAGAACCGTTACCGTGGCGAAGACGAAGACCAAAGAGACACCGCCTCACACCCACAGTGATTGCGGTGACAACGGAATGACACCTCCCAGCGACCCGACTTCCGAGACGGCGTTGCTGGGAAGCCTGTTGCTCAAGCCCGACATGATCGACGAAGTGATCCCACTCGTGAAGCAGTCGGACTTTTACGATGACGCGAATGGAGTGTTGTTCGAGACGATGCGCGCGATGCACGTGTCAGGAAAACGGATCGACATCGCGCTGTTGATCTCCAAGCTGAAACGGAGTCAGCAGTTTGAGTTTGTCGGCGGCATCACACGACTGACGCAGATCACCCAGAGCGTTCCGAACGCGGCGCATTCCGTGTATTACGCTCAAACTGTGCGGGATTTGGCTGTGCGGAGGAAACTCATCTACGCCAGTGTGGAGATTGCGAGCATCGCTCACGACGATTCGGACGAGTGCGACAAGATGCTCGCGAAGGCCGAGCGATTGATCATGGATGTGGGGTCGGAGCACGTGACGACGGAGAAGTGCGTGCAGATTCGCGACGTGGTGCGCGAGTCACTTGAATCGATCGAGAAGCGACAGAAAGACGGTCGCGTTGCGGGCGTGCTGACAGGATTCTCGGCGCTCGATGAGACGCTTGGTGGTTTGCTCCCAGGCCAGTTGATCATCGTGGCAGGACGCACGTCGATGGGCAAGACATCGTTGGCCGTGAACATCGCGACGAACGTGGCGCGCATCAATGTTCCGGTGCTGATCGTGTCTCTCGAAATGACACGCATGGAGATCACCGAACGTATCATGTGTGCCACGGCGGAAGTGAGTTCTTATAAAGTTCGCAATGGTACTTTCAATGCAGATGAACGTCGCAAACTGGTCAGCGTCTCGGCGGCGATCTCGCAGTTGCCTTTGTGGATCGACGATGCGCCGACGCGCGGCGTTGCGGAGATCGGCGCGCTGGCTCGCAGGCTGAAACGGCGCGGCGGTTTGGGGCTCGTTGTCGTGGATTATTTGCAGATCGTTTCGCCTGACACAAACAACGGCAGAACCCCCCGACAGGAGCAGGTTGCGAAGATCTCGGCGGGCCTGAAAGCCTTGTCCCGCGAATTGGGGGTTCCGGTGGTCTGTTTGGCCCAACTAAACCGCCAACCAGACAGCACGGCAGACAGGAAGCCCCGTTTAAGCCACCTGCGCGAGTCAGGATCGATCGAACAGGATGCCGACGTGGTTTTGTTCGTCCACCGCGATGCGTACTACCTGAGCAATCCTGGTGCGTCTGGTGAAATGCCAGATCCGAAGTCGGCTTTGATCATCGTGGCCAAGCAAAGGAACGGCCCAACCAAGGAATGCCCCGTCATTTGGGAGGGGGAGTATACGACCTTCCGAGATGACGGTGCCAATAGCGCTCAAACGACCATCGCGTTCGATTAACCGTGGGGGTGACTGAAGTGGAAACGAGATACGCGAGATTGACCGAGCTGCGAAAGGTCGCGCGGTACATGCGCGATCGGCAGTGCAACGTGTTGTCAACGACCTGCAGCGTCATCGCGTTCGTGCGACACGAAGGCAAAGTGTTGCTGACATTAAACGATGATGGCGAGATTGTTGGATTATGCGCGTTTGTGCATATCGAACGAACTGATGGACTGTTTGGCTGGGAAAACTTTCTGTTGGTGCAAGCAATCGTTGTCAGTGACCACACGGATGCTCCCATGACAGACAGCATGCGACTCGCGTTGCACGCCGTTCTTTCCGTGAAGAAGGCGACGTACGCGACGACCGCTGTGATGGCTGGAGTGCATCGCGACTGTGAGGGCATGATGCTCGCGCTGGGATTCCTTTGTGAGGACTGTGGCGGCGCGACACACTGCTACGTGATGCGCAACGATGCGAATCACACCGGCGCCGTAATCATTGAGCGCATTATGAGCGGCTGCGAAGAAACGCTGGTGGAGGTGTGATCGTGACGTTTCCGATTCGATTCATCGTGTATGGACACTCGCAAACGGCCGGAAGCAAGACCGCGTTTGCGGTTCGGCGCAAGGATGGCAGTTACGTCACACGAGAGAACGGCGCGCCAGTCGTGTCGGTGGTCGACTCGAATAGGAAGGTGGCATCATGGAAGCAAGAGGTACGCAAGGCTGCCAGCGATGCGTACAAAGGTGAATTGCTCACGTGTGCTGTGTCAGTCCGCATTTGCTTTGTGATCGCACGTCCGAAAGGGCACTACCGTACGGGCAAACATTCGCACTTACTGCGGGATAACGCCCCACCGCATCACGTGATCAAACCAGACGTGCTGAAACTCACGCGCGCGGTCGAGGATGCGCTTACTGGAATCATTTATAGAGATGACTGCGCTACCGTGCGCCTGGAAGTGGAAAAGACTTATGGCCACCCTGAATGCTGCATCGTCACAATCCAACCAGCGTCAGCAGAAGAAAGCGACGTACCACAAGCCGCCAGACTGGATGAACGCACGGAAGCACTGCGACCAATGCACGCACACGTGGGAGACCAAGGAGGGGGAATGCCCTCAGTGCGGCTGCCGGGACTTCGCACTTTACATGCCGACTCAGGAGGAGATTCGGGTGGCGACACTCGCGATCCAAGCGAAGTGGAGCGACGAGGAACGCCAGAAGCGGTCTCGGTGGGCGATCACGGAGGAACCCGCGCCAGCGATGGCGACGGTACGAGGGTGGCACAACCATAAGGTCGTTCGTATCGACGTGGGACCCGCATGAATACAGCACAGCGATTGATCACGACGGTCACGCTGCAGGGACGCGAGTATGACATCATTCGCTTGGAGGGACCCGTCGACCGGGTGGCAATCTATGAAGGCAGGATGTTTGTCGAGAACGCGACGGCGATTGAATCCGCCCTGGCGCTCGAACTGGAGGCGACACGGCAGTCGCTCGTGAAAGCAAGGTGCGGTCGTCCTGGACAGGATTGTATGTCCTGTCCCGATCTCACCTGTCCTGGAGTGTTTGGAGTTTGATCCGATGGCGAAGAAGAAAACCGCGAAGCCAGCCAAATCCACGAAGACAGCCGCGAAGGCGGCGCCCCCGAAGGCAACGAAAGGGAAGTGCAAGTAACAGGCTGACGCGGACGGAGCATGGACGTGTGAGGTGTGGTATCCATACCCGGCCAGCCCACGGACGACCCCCGCTGGCCGGTCTTTGTCTTCCATCTAGGCACCCATTACGACAGGCTGTGAACCATTATGACATGCGACGAAACAGTCGAGCTACCAACCGCTGACATTGACCGCGAGACGGCCGAGTGCACGGAGCCACCCAATCAGGGTGAGCCGACGCAGGACGACGCGAAGCTCGTGCAACAGCGCATCCCTGGCACTTATGATCCGCCCAACCCTGTGGTGCAGGAAGCCGCGCAGGGATACGTCGAGCTGCTCACCACACGGATGAAGACCCAAGAGGCGGAAAACGTCGCGCGCACGAACCTCCTCGCGGTGATGCACGACCACAGCATTTCTGAGTGCGAGGTCGAAGGGTACACGGTGACGCTCAAGAGTGAGAACAAAGAGAAGATCGTCATCAAGAAGCGCGCGGACAAAGAGACGGTCGTGGAATCGGAGTGAAGCACGTGTCGAAACCATGCGCCGACGAACACGTGTCGGCGCTTCACCGGGAGGGTGAAATGAGCAAAGCAGGAACCTGCAAACACTTCACTGGGATTCAGAACAAGGTGTGCAAAGCGGGAGTGGACTACGAGACGGTCAAGCCGCTGCCGTGTATCACCACATTCCGCAAGGGTGACTGCACCTGCGATAAGTACGAGGAACCGTCACAGGCCGAGATCGACGAGTGGCCGGCTTTTCTGGACGAGCGGATGGAGATGCACCGGAAGGTTGGCCCTGTAATCGTCGCGATCAAGCGTGAGCACAAAGGTAAGTCCTGGAAAGGCGTTGTCGAGTGTCCGTGCTGCGGTGGAAGGTTGCATGTGTCGCATGCCGGGTACAACGGACACGTCCACGGCCAGTGCGAGACAGAAGACTGTTTGAGTTGGATGGAGTGACCAATGGCTAAGCCCAAGCAAGACGACCGGTGCAAGGCCTGCATCCAGGCCGAGGTTGACATCGAGGAGCTGGAGGAAAAGCTCGACTCGGTGACAAAGGAACGAGACGCATTACTTGCTTGTCGACACGGCGACCAGCTGTGCTTCGAGTGTCCTGATACGCAGTGCTGCGACAATCAGAAAGAGAAGGAACCAACCGATGGAACAACCTGAAGGACTCCAGCAGGAACTGCTGAAGATGAACCGCGAGGCCAGGACCTGGGTACTCGATATCGTGAACCAGATTGCGAATGCACGGGCGGCTCATGAAGACCTTGAAAATGGCACGATCGTTCGCGTTGCTGACTTGGAGCAACAGCTTCACGCCGCAGGCGACGGCGACACATGGAGGGAGGCGTGCAAGCGGGTGGAGGCGGAACTGTCAACTGTTGCTGGACAGTTGGAGGAGGCGCGGGCGGCTCTGGCGGAGTTACGGAAACAACTGCCACGAATTTTGGACGCTCCGAGAAATGACGAAGCCGACCGCGTGTGGATGGCGTGGTCGCTGAGGCTCAAGGCTGTGAAGGCGGGAGGTGGGGAATGAGTGAGTGTCCATGTCAGTATCAGTCTGGACCAGATTGCGCGAAGGCTATCGACATCATTACTGAGCTTCGCCAGCAGCTCGCGGAGGCGACGAAAGACGCCAATTTGTTTAAGGAGGGGTTAAAAGACGCCTGGGACGACCACGAGCGCGACCATGAGGTTATGGTGAATAGCGCCATGCAAATTACGGACCTTGCGAATGCTATCGAAGAGGAACTCATAACCACACGCCAGCAGCTCGCGGAGGCCCGGGCGTTGCTGCGTGAGATGAAACAGAAACACGAACCGGAGCGGGGGTACTGCGAGCACAGTGTCCATGAAAGCGAGTGGTGCCTACCGTGTAGTCTGTCGCATAAGGAAGCCGTGATGCGTTGGCCTATCGACTGCTGTTCATGCGGCTGTCCAACCTCGCTGCAAGAGTGTGCGTTCCGAACAAATATGTGCGACTGCGAGCTTGGTGAGCCCTGCAAGCACGGAGTCTGTATCGAATGTCGAAACGGAGGTGACGATTGGAAAAGGATCACATTATGAGCCACTACAGATGCAAGGTATGCGGTGTAACGAGGAGTGAAACACCGTTCTGCCACGGGCCGATGGCAGACGAAAACGAAGACGTTATTAGGAATCTCCGCCAAAAACTTGAGCAAGCGGCAGAATGCAACGCGGGCATCTGCCGGACATTGGCTGATAGCGGAGCGAAGCGTACAGACTTGAAAACACAGCTCGCTGAGGCGCGGGCGGCTCTGGCTCGCTCCGATGATTGGCTCACGACAATTGAGGAACTGGAGTCACAGCTCGCGGAGGCGCGGGCGTTACTGCGGTACGCGGTGTCTAACACCCGCATCAACAACACCCGTGACGGCAGACAGTATTTCCTGCTGTCGGTTACAGAAGGTTGGTACGACAAGGCCGCAGAGGCGGGAGGGGAATGAAATGGATCTAAAGAGTCATGTTTCTGAGGCGTGGGTGCGAGATATTCGCAAGTGGCTGGAAGCACAGCCCGGAGCAACGGAGTTCGATGGCAGCCCGCTGGACGGTGTGCAACGTGTGATGCAATACAAGGACACGCGGATTGTCGAATTGGAGCAGCAGCTCGCTGATGTGCTGACTGTCCCTGTGCATGTCATCTTTGACGGCCCACCAAGCCATGAAAGTGGACGGTTCGTCGAAGTCGAAACACCTGAAGGCAAGAGCGTGCGATTAGGTAAGTGGATAAACCGAGGTGACGGATACTGGGCATTGGTGTTCAATGTGACAATCGACCAAACCACTGGATACGAATCAGCGAATGAAGGGCTCGAGTCATGATCCCTAGACAACATGTCAACCCAAACGGTCTGCATCAGCGATATCGCATCCAGCACGCCGATGGTTCGCCGGTAGACCACCTGGCAGCGTATTTCGTTTTACGGCTGGACAGTTTCTCCAACGACGGGTTGCATGTGGCAGCCTGCCGTGCGGCAGCAATCGCCTACGCGGACTATGTGCAGAGTGGTAGCGCACCGCACCTGGCACAAATCGGGAAAGACCTGCGTACGTTGGTTGAGAATCTTGAAGGGTAGGTTCGTCGAGATGGACGGTAACAAGTTGACTGTGCATCAGCAGAACGTTCTTAAGTTATGCGCTAGATCACCAGTCGATGCGCAGGGGTTCTCTAAATGCGCACCGTTAATCTACGAGCAATTAGTGTCACGTATGCCTGCTGGACTAATCGACCACGAGATGGTTGATGACGAGCATCGTATTCGACTCACGGACGAAGCCAAAGTGATACTGAAGTACCTTTTGTGACATCAGAGAATTGGAGGAGATCTTAGAGGTTAAGGAAGGAAAGTAGTATGGGCTACCGACGAGGCTACGACTGCGACATCTGCGACACCCCAGGCGAGAAACAAGAACAGTTCATCGGACTGTCTGTTCGCAAGGGAACGTGCGGAGAGGTTCGTGAGTTCGCAGTCGACGAATCCGACTTTCACGTGTGCATGCGTTGTGCCACGATCATTTACGAGATCACCAGAAAAAGGCTGTCAAAAACATGAGGTTCATTAAAAGGATCGAAGCGCGGACCAACGCCACACTCGGCAATGTGGACTCGGGCGTGGAGATGGCGAAGGATCTGATCGCCGACTGCAAGGATGGCGTCGGTGTCACGATCAGGCCACGGAAGGGATTCAGTAAGTTCGCCAACAGGCTGGCCGTTTCGGTAGCGGCCTACCTTGGCGAATACGTGCTCTACGCGGTGAAATGTTTGAACCCAATTGGTGGCGGCACGAACATTCCTCCCACCATCGACCTGACGTGGATGGAGGAAACAGACATCCCCCTCACCGTCACGCTGGACCCCGAGGTGGACGCCAAATGACGCCTGAACCCTGCTGCTTCTGCGGTAAGCCGCGCGACTCCTACTTCGGTATCCTCTGCGACGAATGCCGTGAGAAGGCGGTGCAGAGGATACGCAATATCGAGAACGCAAGGAAGCCACGCGACAGCGACAAAGACGAGGAGTCTGGCGGCACTTGACGAGACGCAACAAAAAAGCCCGCTTGGACCGCACTCGGAGGTGGAGACTCTCGTGTCCTTCCAAGTACGTCACCGGGTCACTACTCCGGCTACCCAAGCGGGCTCAACGCTCACCATTCTAGCGGCATCAGAGCTTCTTGCGAATAGGTTCCAACGTCACGATCCGCGCCCCCGTCACATCGAACCCATCGCGAATCACGAAGTCCTGAGGACCCCTCTCACCCACTACCCCGCCGCACGTGCAGTTAGAGACGCCACACAGCGCGTTGCGGCACAAGCGAATCTGGTCCCGCGACAACGCCTTGTAGTACCGCGTCCGAAACGTGTAGCTCGTGTTGTGGAAGTTGTTCTTCACCACGAAATCACACGTGAGACGAGGTTTCGGTTTGTACTTACGCTTGCGCTTGGCTTGTGCCATCCAGTCATTCTCCTTGAACAGTGACAGAAAACAGGTCCGTCTGGCGGTCCCTAAGTAACGCGAGCAGCCAGCACGCCCCGAGCACGTGCTGGTTCGCTCGGACTACTCACACTTCGCCCACATTGTGGAACGGCATGACCACGTAGGACGTGGGGTCCCCGTTGTTCTCGGCGCAGTCATCCTCGCACCACTGGTCTGCATAGTCACAGTCATCAAAAGGTCCATACACTTCTTCATCCAACACCACACACCAACGATTGTTGCTCATGCCAAGTCTCCTCGTGTTAATTGCTTAGGGGTACTCATCAGCTCACGCATTCGCAGGTGCGCACAGTACATGCGCAGCTCCGACAACTCGCGTGCGATCTCGTCGTCACGCTTACGCTCGGCCCGGCCAAACGGGAAGTCCCGCTTGAACAAGGCAATCGTCTGGCCCACCTCTCGGCCAAACCCTGGCGGCACGTGTCCGTCCGCCAACTGCTCAGCCTCCTCGGGCCAGTTGTGCTTACGCGCAATGCTAGCGGCGCGGCGGCACATCGTGTCGTATGACATCATCAGTGCTCCACTCAAAGCGGTAGTCCACTTCGTCTATCGTCGTACTGGCGCACAGCGTCGTTCGCCCATGAATGCACCCAGCACAACACAACAGGCAGGCCAGTAGGATCAGGCAACGTCGCATGGTGCGTCCTCCGTCGCCTTCTCAATAGCAGCACGCAAGATGCGACATATTGAAGCGGCCTCATTGTCGCATCGCTCAAACAACTCAACGCGCCTGACCACCTCTTGTGCTGCCTCCAATAGACAACGTGAAGCGGCAATCAGTCTGCCATTGTCAATGCACCGATCACGCCATGCACGCATGTACTCTCGTACGTCATCGCTGACATTTCCTGCAGACGCACGGCTTTCTGCAAAACACTGCGGAGTCGTGCAGATCGTCTCCGCAAGTCCCGATGCGAAATCAACGGCAGTCACAACTCCGTACCGATCGCAAGACCATTTTCCATTTGTGATACTCATGGTTCCACCCCTGTTGCCTTGGCGATGGCTTGGCGGATGCGGACGTACCAACAACCCGGCACGTCACATTCGGTCTGGTTGGAATCCTTTCGCCGCGTTCCGCATTCGTCGCAGCGCTCACCGTCTGAGTAGTCGCTGTGACAGTCGGGGTGATGGTTGGGTAGGATGTCTAGCACAATCGACAGCAGGTCTGGCGCTGCGGAGATCAGTGTCTGATTCGCTTGCGTTTCCTCAGGACTGACTGAGCTGAGCATTTCACAGATTGTCTCTGGCGCTCCCTCTCCGAGGAACTCGCGTTCAGGCTTGAGCACCTTTACAGCGTGCCCATCGACGTACCAGGGGCCGGGTGAATGTGACATAACAGTCTCCTTAGTGAGAGTAGAAACACGTAACCCGATAGCCTGCCTCAGTCGCCTGTCGTCCCATGCCGTATTGGCTGGTTGTCATCGGCGCACTGAGGCAGGTTCATCGGAACACGTGCGAACTACACAACCATCTCCACGCAGCCATACAACGCCAGACTGATCTCATGCACCATCTCGGACACTACGTCAGCCACCTTGAAGTGAATCACTTCGCAATCATCGGTGCCAGCGTTGATGATCGTCGTGCATTCCTTGGCGTCTGGTAGCAACATGAAGCGCTCACGCACGATCATCTCACACACACGCTTCACGTAGTCCATCCACTGAGCTGGTAATAGGCCAAAGCGGATCAGGACGATATTGTCTGGGTCATCCTTCTCCATCATCACTACCAGCCCCCTGGCAATCTTCGTAGCGTCCATCTCGATCCGACACTTGTTCATCTCGCAGCCCATGTGAATCTCCTTGCAGTGAGTAGAAACGAACACCAACACCCCGCCAGCCACAAGCACTGGCGGGTAGCAGGGGCCCGGCTCAGGGTGTTTCTGGAGTCCATTCGCCGCATGTGTGAAACTCAATCGTAACGGGGAACAAAGTGGAGTGTTGTATAGCAGAGTCTGTTAGGTACCCCATCTGTTTGAAATACTTATCAGCCAATGTGACGACTATCGTAGGTGGATACCGCTGGCACATGCCAAGGTCTCCTTCCATGTCTTCTATATTCCAGTGACGGCACGTAAAGCATGTGCGTTCCTTTTCGCTCATAGGAATACCTCCTTAGTAAAGTTTGACACTCTCAATCCACGCGGGAGGCACGAAGAACTTGGCGTACTCCGAAACACGTGTAATCGCCGCCACTACAGGCATCGGCACACGCTCTTTAGGCCACCCTGTCTCGCCATCCGTTACCACTACAATCAGCTCTGGACGCTCGGCAGGCTTCTTACTGGCGGCAGCTTCGATCAGACACGCCATGTCCGTACCGCCGCCCCCGATAAGCTGAATGTTGCGAGGGTTGAACACTTGGTCATCCCACTGTGCGTAATCGTCACCCGCCATAACACGCACACCATCCTGCAGGCGCAGAGCGTTGATGCACTTACTGACCAGACCAACACCGAGTCGCATCTCACGTGACGACATGCTGCCTGACGTGTCGATGATGACCAGAATACGCGGCACAGGCTGAAAGCTGCGCGGACGCAGCGTGCCACCCAACGAGGGACGGCGCGCTGGGCGACGATACGTGAACTTGCCGCACCCACTGGTAAGCTGGCCCAGTCGCTTCGCAAGCGTCTTCTGCAACAGCCTGCGCGGGTCCAGCTTGGGCTCCTCGTAGTGCTCGACCATCTCACGCCACATGCCAGCCCCACTGCCCTTGCCACTGGCAGCCACGCGATCGGCAGCGTTACGCAAGAGAATCTCTTGCTTCCACTGCTCCACGGCTGGCGGCGTGTCAGTCTGACCGGACGCATCTGACTCAGGTGGCGGTAACTCCCACTCACGAGCCTGACCGTCAGCGCACGAGCCACCCGCTACCTGCGATTGCAGTTCGGACGGTTCGCCATCGTCTCCAGGCTGTCCGCCAGATCGTCCGCCATCGCCGTCACAGCCTGCGCTGTCAACGTCATCCTCCTGTCCAGGCTGTGAATCAGATCCTCCGTCAGCGTCTGTTTCTCCTTCGCCTCCGTCCTGATCTCCCTCACCACCTGATTCAGACTGATCATCTGACTGATCACCGTCTTCATCTGACGCTTGAGAATCTCCAGCTCCATCTCCATCGTCAGGCTCTTGGCTGTCGTCACCATCGCTGTCTCCGTTCGAGTCTTGGTTCTGCTGTTCGTCATCCTCAGCCTGGCCCTGAGCCTGCTGACGCTCCTGCTCACGCTTGTCTCGGATCAGCCTGAAATACTGCTCTGTAGACAGGTTCTCAGCGAAGCCTGCCCGCTCAGCCGTGACAGCCGTCTCAGGCACAGGCATGCCAGCGGCCTTAATCAGGGCCCACACCGCCATGTCGCAGGCACAGTTCCAATCAAACCACGCCTGCCTGTCGTCTGGCGCCACGTACCTCTTGGCACGCACATGGTGCCTTCCCAGCAGGTGCGCCGTCTCATGCAGAACGGACGAGATCCGTGCCGCCACAGTGCGTTCATGCAGCGCCACAGGGTCGAAGTACAGCCGCCAATACTGGTCGACCGCAATGGACATTCCAGCTTGTGCCAGCAAGCCCGGTGTCTCGACTGGCACCATACTGAGAATCACGTGTGACGCTTCCGGCCACACTCGACACGCTGCTAAACGTGCCTCCGATAGCTCGATCGGTACTTTGAGCTTTACCATTGTCAGAGCCTCCGAGTGAGTGAAGAAACAAACCGAGTCTCAGCCTGTCAGGGGTACAGGCTGAGTGTCGGACTGTCGCTCAGAGCAGTTTTGTAACCTGCTTTACTGCGAACTCCACAGCAGCGGACTTGGCTTCCTCCTTAGTCAACCCGCTTGACAACGTAAACGACGCTGATTCATCCCAGTCGTACACTCCACCTATGTATACCTCCACGTCGTATGCTGGCTCATCCTTGTCATCCATCCAGTCCGCAATACGAATAACGAGATCACGCTTGCGGCAGTCAACGCTCTTAACCTCGTGACGCGGCCAGTGATGTTCATTGCTTGATTGCTTAATGCGTTTCATTGCTTGTGTGCCTCATTCAGAATCAGGTTCTGCAGTTCCTGCCACGACCCATTGCGTGAGCGAGGCATGTAGTCACGCGGCTTGGCTTTCATGTAGCCACCGTAAACCGCCGCCGCCGTCTCCATGCTCTGACTGGCCGCACGCTCCAACACATCGCACGCAGCCTCCCAACGCTGTGGCGTCTGCTCTGCCTGAACTCGGCCACACACACCCACCAGAATCGCACGGCTCAGGTCAAACCGCGTGATATCCAGCTTCAGCGTGTGAGGCATCGCCAGCAACTGCTCGAAGTCTGGCAGCCCACGGTGCGTCAAATGCACCATGAACTTACGCATCGCAGCTTCCCCCACACAGCCTGACACAAGCTGCGCCTTCACATCGTTGCCAGCCCCCACCGCGTCACAGGCAGCCATCAGGATGCCAACATGCGTCCAGCTTCGATCAGACGGCCAAGGATTGCACGCAAGGTTGATATCCTTGGGGAATGCCTCATCGCCAAACAGCTCCGTGTTGTCATCCTCGAAGTCACACATAACTTGGCCCCAAGCAGGGCCCAGCGTGTCGAGGAAGTCCAGCGGCACGATCGGCACACTGGGAGCAGGGTAATTGCGGAACCCGTTCAACCAGCCGTGACGACGCTCGCTAATCAGACGCTCCCAAGGCAGGATGCACATACGGTTGACGACTGGCGGCGCCAACTCACGCCCTGCAGTGCTCATCTCAACAGGGTTCATGGCTGCCAACACCCAAGCACTGGGAGGCGGGCTGTTAATCCACTCCTGCGCAGAACCAAGCGTGTCGTCTCCAGCCTGATTGAACTCATCAAGCATGGCAACGCTCTGAGTGTGCATCGCACTCAATAGGTCCTCGTTTAGCAGGTAACGGCACCCACGGTACACCTTGCCATCAATCTCAATGTCATCGGGTGACGGAACACCCTTGATATCCTCAGGCATCATCTGCCTGAGAATCATCTGGATGAACCGGCGACCACTGGCGGCAGCCAAGGCTCGCCCCCACGCCGTCTTAGCCTGTCCCGGCGCGCCCACCACGCAAGGCACAGGCCCACCAAACGGCGTTGTCTGCAGCGCAATCGCTGCACCCCAATTTGTGTAACGCATCTTCAGTCTCCTCAGTGAAGGAAAACAAACCAAACAGACACGAGTAGCACTGCCTGCCATGCACCCACAAGGCACACAGCAGGCAGCGTTCACTCGGGCCAGTTTAGGCAAACGTCTCGTCAAACACCGTCTCAGACTCCTGAATGCCAATGACAGCAGCCGCACACTTGTCTGCCATGTCCAACACAGCGTGCACACTCACCAACGTGTCGTTCAGAATGCCCTCATACTGCCGACACTTGGTGCGCAGCTCCTGACTGCGCGTCTTACGTCGCTCAATCACCTCCTCCTTGAGATCACCCTTGGCCAGCTCGTCAGCTACCTCAGCGCCCTCCTTGAGCAACTCGGCCGTGATACCATCACGAATCGCACGTGCAGCCAGATCGTCCATCACGACACGCATCCGGCTCACACGTGTCTGGCTGCATGACTCATAGGCATCAATCACGTCGGACCACGTGTCAACCACATCCTCAGGCAGGTAATAGTTCCCACCCCCACCCAGCCGCACACACGTGCCATGCAGATGCTTCGTTAGCTCCACCAATGAGCGGCCCACACTGGCGCCTGTCGACTGCGAGCGGTACGAATCAAACCGCTCTTGCAGGTCCCACACAGTCCATCCCGACAGCCACCCATCAATCACACTCAGGCCACCCGTCACCTTATCCACCTTGACAGCCACTTCGCACCGATACCCATTACCTGCCTTGCGCCGCGTAACCTCGACCAGTTCGAATCCATCATCAGAGGCAGACAGACGGGCCTTCACCTCGTACTTACGCTTCTCATCCTCCCCAGTGTTGGAGCTACTCACCTGACCAGCGTTTAGCTTGGCAAGCACAGCACCGTAGTCACTCAGTGCATGCTTCAAAGCAGCCTCCAACGTCTCCGCATTGGGTGCGTAATCACCCAACCCAATTGCCTCCAACGCAGCTCGCAGCGTGGCAGCGTCCGCAGACTTCGGCTCCCACCACACAATGCAGCCTGACACCATCGCATTGGTTGTCGTAACGTCCATAACTAAGCCTCCGAGTGAAGTTGATGAAACAGCAAACAGGCCCAGCCATCACACGTGCAATGACTGGTAAGGTTGGCTGTCAATCACGCATTACGGTGAGGGTAAAGCAAAGCCTCCACCATGTTGGCCCACTTAATGTGCGTGATAGCCTCAGGCACGAAACCACCACGCGCAATCCATTCCCTGAGGTTCTCAGCGTGGTGACTAGCATCACCGTACTGACCATTCGCAATTGCATCTCGTAGTTCGTTCCAACACGCTACTGGGTCCATGCTTGTCTCCTTGCCGTCTGGCGGCACTCAGTGATTGACCGACCTACCTGCCTGCCCACGCTGACAGCCAGGACCACGTAGCCCTGACTGTCAGCCAAGACAGACTCACACTTCGTTCTCCCTCTCAAACAGGCACCACTCATATGCCTGCTCAAGCTCATCACACTGCAGGCTGACCTGCTGCAGCTTCCAACGAGGACAGCCAAACTCAATCAGCCTGCCCAACCACTCCACGTGATAGGCAAGCAACTGTCTGATCTCTGCCATGACTAAAACTCCTGTCTGGCGGCACTCACGTAATAGGAAATCTCTCTACCCATGCTAGGTAATCACCAAACCCCACTAGGCAACTAGGGTTGCCGGTCGACCATCGGCCAAACACGTGTCCGGACGTTGTCGGAATCATCCGGCGTGAGTCGTCCAGGCGGTCAGTGCATCGCGTTTGCGACTCACGACGAGTCGGAACACGTGAAAACGATCAGGACGCGTCTGGAGACGACTGGAGGCCCTTCCGGTCGATTCTGCCCGATGGTCGAGTCACGACGAATCGGTCGACCGGCCGGACCATCGGCGCGCACCTGGGACAAACCCAGGACGACGCGAACGGCGCGGAGGGGTGATTGCTACCGGGTTTTCAAAGATCCAACCAAGCGCCACGTATGGCAATTGGCAGGGGCTTTGAGCGGCCAAGAACGGGAAGAGGGGCCCCGATTTGAGTGGGACCCCTCGCGATGACGTCGTGTGGGGGTGGACTACTCGGCCGCAGCTAGCGACAGGGATACCGCCACAGCGTCGCCCCGTACGACTACGTGAACATGCTTCCCATTGCGGGCATCCTGTAGCCACACCTTGTCAGACTCGGATTCATAGTCGTCCGTTGCGAACGTACCGACAGGGTGGCTAGCCACCCACTTGCCGACGGGGCTCTTGTCGAAGGCGGGCCCCTCCACTCCGAGAACGGCCGCAGCGTACCTCCGCAACTGGGGGAGGTACAAACTAACCGGGTATCGTGCATTCAGCCCGTACACCGATATCAGGCCACGTTTGGATACTTTCCAGGTGATAGTTCCCCCACCCGACGATTGCTTGACGGCGGCAACTGCCGTAGCAACTGCCATAGCAACTGCCATAGCCGTCTGGGCGGAAATGACCGCCGACATAGTGGCTTCGTCAAACACCTTGCCGAAGGTCATGTACACCTCGGGCGCCTCCAGTCGCGTATCAGTCGCCCATGTGACTACCGAGTCCAGATCGGTCTGGCCGTTGTCCAAGAACTTGCGTACGTCGGCCGCAGTGTGCTGAGCGGATAGAACCTGACGGGTGGCGGGGGCAGTTGTGGTGGCGTTAGCCATAATGAGAGACTCCCAGTGTGAGAAAGGCGTGTCGGTCGAGCCGCTCGAAACATTCGAGGCGTTCCTCGCCGACGTGAACCATCATCGGCCGTCGGGTCTTTCCGAAACAATGCGGGTTTCCGCACCGAACCATCGGAATCGATCTGAACCGCAACGGCCGCAACGAGTTACACGATTTCCAGGAAAAACGGTCGAATCGGGTCGACCTACTGGACACCTTGGAACGGCCACTTCCGAGAATCGACCGAACCCCTTGAAGGATAACGGCTTAGCATCGATATCGGAATGTCTCGACAAAAGTCAAGGGGTCGCGCGGACTGACCGCGCAATCTGTGGCACCAGTGCAGGTGGTAGTACGACACCCGACACCGCAGCGTACTACCTACCCCAGTGTGGTACACTAGCCACCCTACCTAGCTACAAATCTCCCCCTATGGCAGGGTAAAAGGGGTCATTCTTGCCGCTTTTAGTGGGGTTTTAGGGCCTCACGAATCAACCGATCCGTACGCGTTGACGTAAACTGTTGTGGTGTATGGGGTTGCGTCCGATGCCTAACAGCATGGCGGGGGTAGTCCCCTCCGCCAACGCGATCTTGAGTTACCTTCCTCACCGGGAATTTTCCTATTTTACCACCTAAGCCAGTTCGCGACTGCACTATCCAAGTGCTGTTGTCTTGGGCGGGGTGTCGCGGTGAGGTGTGATCGCGGTTTCTCGGGGTATTTCCAGGGTTTCTCGCGGTTTCCCGATGTGCCCTCGGCGGGAGTTGCTCGGACGGTTGCTGGCGCTCGAGGTGTTGGGCGGCGCTCCGTTGGTGCACGTGTTTGTCGCGATGGGGTCCGAGTCTTTGGGAGGGGTCGGGCTTGGTCGGCACTGGGCGGCCGGTGGGAGTTGCTCGGTCGCTGCTCGGTCTTTGTTGGAGGGCGTATTGAGCTGCGCGCTAAGAAGGGGGGACGGTGGGATCGCTTCGCTAGGAGGCACCCTCCCCAAACCCCTCCCACAGGACCCACTCGTCAGGAGTCCTGTGGGAAGACTGAAATTCCCCTATCCGCCCCGGAGTTCGCGATTGTGATTCACAGGAGCGGTTCGTGCCGTTTTGGGTGGCTACCGAATTTCATGCAGTTTTGTTGGTTGTAGCGGGGGCTTCATCCCCTCCCATGCACCGGGCTGCACCGGCTTGCCCATCAGGGGGCTATGTCAGACGTTTGAGATACGCAACGAGTGTTTGGAGTTTCCAGTCGCTGTCGGAGACGTTTTGCTTGGACAGCCACTGCAGGTAGGAGGGGTCCTTGTGCTGGATGGCTTCGACGGTTTGACCGCGATACTTGCCGAACCAGAGCTTGGTGGATGGTGACTGCAGACGTTTGATGGCGAAGTGGTTGCGGGCGCGGAGTTCGCGTGATGTTTTGCGATCGAGGACCGTCACCTTCCAGGCGGCTTCGTTCAATCGTGCGTTGGCCCACGTGTCTTTCGGCATGACACCACGCTTTAGGAGAAAGGCTTGCGACTGGCCTTGGTTCGGCAGACAGAGTCTGTTTGGAAAGCGTCCAGCGTGGGGCGGTTGAGAAGACCGCAGGAGAACTCAGCCCTGAGGGCGGCGGCACTAACTGGCTGGCCAGTGTGCTGAGGTTGAATTTAGCACGTGTTGTCGCTCGTGCAACATCCTGGCGGGCGGAAAAGTATTCGCACGTGTCGTAAGTCGTTGCGGCCGTAGGGGAAGAATAATTTTTGGAATAATTTATGCCGCTTTATTAAGGCATCGGGGGGGTGGGTTGGGGAATGTCGGAACTTGACGACATTCTTGGTGATGTGGTAGGTTGCTGCCTTAATGAGGGACGGGACTGGTGGGTCCCTGAGGTCTTGGGCGCGTGACGGGGGTGGTGAATCATGTGCCGCCGTCACGCGTTTTTCTTTTGAGCCGCCTTGTGACGGAGGGTGATCATCGTGCTGGCCAGCGTGGTGATCCAACGCGACCGGGTCGCATGCTGTCTATTGGATTCCTTTCACCAGTGTGCGATCAGGTCGGCCCTCTTGTGACAAGTGAGTGTCAGTGTCATGAGGAGGGAGACTCAGCGAGTGAGCCTGCACAAGTCGCAATCATCGAATGAGACACGCATTCTGTCGCACTCGCAGTTCTGTGAGGATCTCGCGATGACGTTCGATGTCCTCTCGCGTTGTGATATGGAAGGCGTTGGTTTTGATTGGTCGCATGCGTGCGTGTTCGCGGTGGAGTTGTTGAGGCAGATTGAGTCGGAGCTGCGTGTGCGGTATGGACGGCGCGCGGCTCTGAGTGTGCTGATACCCTTAGTGACGCGCGTGAAGGCGGGTGGTGTAGCGACGTTCGGCACCACTGCCACTGTAAAGCCGAAGTGGAGGCACGATCATCCGCGTGCGAGGGCGCCTCCGGTGTGCGTGTGACTAGATGCCCAGAACCTTATGTGCCGCGCCGCTCTGGGATGACATGGGCGGCGCGGTTTTTTGGTAGGGGAGTGGTGAGACGATGAATACTTGTGAGACGTGTCGTCATTGGATGGATCACATGGGGTGTATCGATCGCGACTTTCGCGTGTGCGTGTTGCTCAATGGAAGGCGGCACACGCGCGAGCCCAAGGTGGCGTTCGAAACGAAGTACCCACTGTTGACGCACCAGTCGTTTGGGTGCACGGAGTGGGAAGGAAACGACAAGCAATGAGCGCAGTAGGCAGCCGGTTTGTATTGCGAGCGGAGTTGGAGGCAGGGACCAGCAAGTTGGTCATCGTGCTGAACGACACGCACCTGCAGGTCATGTCGTCCGACGTGATGACGGTGGAGGCCGGAATGAAGTCCGCCGACTTTCTCCGTGAGTACAACCAGCGTGTGTCGAAGATGATTAGCGGTTTGTTCGAGCGTATCGAGGACAGTTCGCACTGAAGGGACGAACGAGTAATGAGCGAAGCACGTAATGTCAGTTGGACGGTGATCGAGTATGGCAAGGTGAAAGCGAATCAGTGTGGAGGTGAGTTCGCGAAGTCGTTTGAGACGTGGGCCAAGGATGAAGTGTTCGCGATGCTGGAGGATCAGACGCGCGACTGTCATGGGACGCTGGAGACGTTCGAGGATGGATCGTTTCGGCTGAGCTTTACGTCGCTGCCGAAGTGAGGGAGCGTCACATGGCAGGATGCACGTGCTGGCTGGATGGAGTGTGGACTGTCGAGATAAAGGGCCAAACAATGAGCTGGATGAAACCGGGTGAGTTCGAGTGCGTGAATGGATGCAAGGCGGTGGTGTGGGGTCGTGTGCCGGAACCGAACGACACGCCGAAGTATCCTTGGAGCGGATACGTGGAGATGCCTGGGGCTCCGAATCACATCAAAATGTCATGGAGTGACGAAGGTATGACATGTGCTGATGGGGGCCTCCAGATCAAGTGTCCGATCATCACGAAGTACGCAGCGTTCGACATGCACGGAAGTAGCCGTGGGTGGAGTCAGACACTGAGGGCGGCCGTAGCATCGCTTATGGATGTGAAATCCAATCTGGAGTTGCACTCAGCGTTGGCGCGGGCTGACGGCAGATGTGCATATGTGCTGTCGTGTGATTTCCTTTCCTCAACACACGAGATCGTCAGTGATCCACAAACATGGCTCAAGACAAATCAAGGAGTGTACGTGTGCGGTGACAGCGTTACGGCGTTCGACGTGAACGAATGTGCGTGAGTGAGGTGCGAGCGAAAGGTATGACCGCGATGGATGATTCGAAACTGTCCCACATGTACCGGCGTAGCATGGAGAACACCCACCACAGCACAGCGATCGTGCCTTACGAAGGGCAGCGGTATCACGTCGATATTGCGAACAGCGAACTGCAGCGCGAGCTGATCATCAACGTGACGAAAACGGGGTTGTTTGCGCTTGAGTGGCCGTTTGTTGGCACGGAGATCATTCCTGGTTACGTGTTTGCAAAGGAAGGAGAGAACGCGTATCGCGATGTGGTGGAGCGCTTGGTGAAGCGTGTGCACAACCAGTGGCTGAATTTTGTCACCTATGGAGCGATGGGAAACTGAATGTGAAGTGTAAAGCATGTGGTGACATCTACGACAATACCGCGCGTCACTTGGAAGAGGAAAGGTACGGAATCGTAGCCAGCCGCGCAGAGTGGGTATACTGCCGCGAGTGTGCCAATGAACTCTTTCGCGGAGTGATCAATACAGCACCTGCGAAGACATTCCCGTCAGGAAGCGGGTGCCCGATGGAAGATGGACGCCGGGACGATCCTAGTCCGTGGGAAGAAAACAACATTCGCATTATGGAGGGAAACTGACATGAAGAAGAACGAAAGTAATCGCAACCACCCAGTCAAAGGAAACGTCGACATTGAACACGCCAGCATCGCATTGGTGGCGGAAGCAATGGATAAGGAATTATGCAGGCTGGATGCAGCGCTCACAGCATTGCAGGAGCGGTTGTCGTCAATCACTTTGTGCAGTCCGTGTGAGGCATCGCCAGACGTTCCGCGTCGTGGTAATCAAAGCCCACTTGGTTCCGAGTTGACGACATATGTTGAACGCATGCGGGCGATTGCCGCACGCATTGAGATGACGACTAGCGTGATTGATCTGTGAGGAACAAGTGCTGTATCTCGACTGCGGTCATAGGGCGTTTGTGTTTGACATGGGAGCGAATCGGATGAACGGTCACGAGAAAATCAAGGAAGCGATCATTGCCGCGAAGGCTGCCGATGTGGCGCATGCAGAAAAACGTGCGGAGGCGACACGTGCCGATTCGGCTGCGCGTGAATCGTGGCAGGAAGTGATGCGAATCATGCACGCTGTGCTTGGGTCACGCGACACAGTCGGCGTGATCTACGAGGGAGCGTTGTATCGCGTCGATGAGTGCAATGGTTCCAGACGCGTCATGGCGACCCTAATGGAAGCCGAGGTGCTCACGTGATCTGCGAGCGTTGCGGGTATGTGTTTCGTGCGGAGGACGCGGCTGTCAGCCTATTCGATAGGCGAGTGATCGTCGAGCACCTTCGCAACTTCGCAGCGTTGACAGTGTGCAAGCGATGCGGACACATGAGACACGTTGAGCAATCGTCTCACGACATTCGCCGGTACAATGCGACGTGCAATGCGTGCGCGCGTGCGAGAAGCGACTTTTCTGGGGAGATGAATGATGTGGATTGAATTGAAAGCGAAGATGGTGGGAAACTCCGACTTCGAAACGCAGGCGATCGACACGACGATGATCGACATTGTGAAGCCTGGGAATACGCCTGACGAGACTTGTTGGATCTGGTCGAATGATGCGTACCCGATGTTCGAAGTGCAGATGCCCTACAAGGCACTGCTGGAGAAACTGAACGGCGAGGACTTGAAGCAGCCAGAGGAGGTCTACGAATCGCCGGAATGTCCCGCACCTCACGTGTCGTTCCCGCTGCGTGAGTTGGTGGCACACCTGAAAGCCGACATGGATTGCGCGTGGTCGTGGCACTGCAATCTCGCCATGCCGATGCAGGATGAGGGCGTGTCGCATGAGCAGGCCAACCGTGCGGCGGCGCGGATTATGTTTACCGTGTTCGGAGTGGATGTCACTCAGCACAAACATTGGGAACGATTCAAGCGTTCATGGGAGAGTTGCGACGTGGATGTCAAGCAGGACGCGTGCCCGCGCAAAGAGCACAACAGCGTGGAGGTGTTTCGCGAGAAAGGATTCGACGTTCGATCCATGCACGCCGCAGTTGGCACAAGTGGCAACATTGGCGAGTGGTTTAATGGTTGTCACGAGATGGCGGATGACATAGTGGTCGGCCATCTTCAAGCCGACTTCATCAATCAGACACTCGTCATTCCCGAGTCGATCAGGTTCGTTCCTAAGACGTAGGGACGCTCGTTGTGTCGTGTGCATCGTTGGACCAAAGAGAAAGGCCCGCTCAATGGCGGGCCTTTTGTGTTGCGTCGGCGACTTGAGAGAAGCTCACTTGTAGTGATTGGCCTTCGCGTGCTTGTCAGCCAAGATTCCGAGAGAAGCAGGGATCTCCGTCACGTCGCGGATGTTGTGATCCTGGTAGTATTTCTCGACGACATAGGCGCGTCTACATTTTTCCCTTGGCCAGCGACGTTGGTAAAACGCCGACTTCTTGAACTGCCTCCCATTCTGCTGCGCGAGGTGAATCTCGATCGTGTCGGAGATCTCATCCCAACTCAGATGCGCCTGCTCACGCAAGATGACCAGCTCAGCCATGATGGCGCGATCAGTGGCGGACCACTTGGCATAGCGGCGTTTCTTGCCGTCCTGGCCTTTCTTCCAGTAATACTCCGTGCCGGGCGCCGGGTACTTGCTGATGCACAGTCCCTTGGCGCGGCAGGCAGAATTGTGCGTGTTCTGCCGCTCGGAGATCTGTTTCGACTCGAAGTCAGCCAACAGCCCGAACACACCGAAGATGAGCGCACCAACGGGAGTCGAGAAATCCATGTCCGTTCCCAGGAACGTGCAGACGTGCAGGGAGATTTGGTGCTTTTCCATCCAGTCGGTGACGGAATACAGATCGCGAATGCGGCGTGTTAAGCGATCGATCTTGTCGACGATCATATGATCGCCCGGCTGCATGATGCTCATCAGGCGCTTGGCCGCTTCACGCCGATGAAAGGGTTGCTTGAAAGCCGATACGCCCCAGGGGTCCCACTCGATTCCCCCGAAGTCGACCCCCTTCGGCGCGAGCTTGAATTTGTAGTACGACTCGATGCGGTCCTGCTGAATCGGGACGCTGTCGTTCTGCTGGATTTGCTTCATGTCGCTGACGCGGGCGTACCCGAACGCCATTGGACGCCGTGACAATGTTTGCATGGCGGTTCCTCCTGGAACGGTCTTGGATTGGACAGAAATGGTGGTGAACCAGTCGTCCAATGTAGGAAACTTCCGCCATGCTGTAAAGAGTTATCCGCGCTCGTTGAGCTTCGTGATGAAGCGAAGATAGGCTTCGAGTGATGAGGAGATGCCACTCGGCAAGGTGATGCACTCCAGCTTGACACGTCGGCGCGTGGACCAATTGACGCGACCGCGTTTGCACCAATCCATGAGCGTGGTGTACTTGGGCGATTCGGGCAAATGACGCCCGAGCCTACTCAAGGGCATCACTTTTTCTTTCAGAGGATTGATCATTCTGCAGCCTCAAATGACGTGGTCCCACTTTGCGCAACTCTATACGGTATCAGGAGAAACGTCAAAGCCTGTTCGGTTCTCGGTGAGTATGACTTGTAACAGCAGGCCACGAACAACCCCGAACCGAACATGGATTCTGCGATGCCAATCGAAAACAACGAAGTAGCGGAAGACTTCCGATCCGCGTTTACCGACGCGATGGCGGCAGCCAATCAAGCTGCGCAACCCGTAGTACCACAGCCGGAGCCCGTCGCGCCAGCGGCGCCGATACAAGCGGAGCCGCCCACCCAGACGCAGGCTCAGCCTGTCGCAGTTCCGCCGACACAAGCGACACCACAGCAGCCTGCGCAGCCCAGCGCATTCGCACGTGCCGCTCAGGAAGCGGGGATTCAGGTCGATGGATTGAATGACGAGCAGATCGCCGGTGCGATGGCTCAGCACATCCAGCGCACGCGTCCCTATGTCCAGTACGGGCAACAGATGGCGCCCTACGCGGACCAGATCCGCTCCTACTTCGAACAGCAGGCCGATCAGGGTCGGGCCCAGCAAGCCGCCCAGGAACCCGCCGCCCAGGACAAGTGGACCGAGGAAGACTACTTCACCCAGAAATGGGCGGCGCCGAAGTGGGACGAATCGTTCAACTTCGCGATCCAGCAGGGAATCGTCCAGCGCAACGCCGAGACCGGCCTGTACGAAGCGACTCCCGGCTTCGAAGGCATGGTGATGGAGTTGCTGCCGGGTCTGAACAAGGCCGCGAGCTGGACCGCTCAGCAGTGGCAAGGGATCACGCGCGGCAACCCGTACCGACAGTTCTACGACGTTCTGCGGGAGCCGCTCCAGCGAGCGTGGAAAACCGACATGCAGCAGATCGTTGCCGAGCAGCTCGCTCAGCAGGCAACGGAGCAGCGTGTCAACACGTTCGAGGCCGAGAATGCGGCGTGGCTTTACGCGGTCGATCCCGCCACAGGACAGCGCATACTGACTGCTAAGGGTCAGGATTTCTACGACGAGATCGATACCCTGCGGGAAGCGGGCGTCACCGATCCGACCCGACTCATTTCGCTGGCCATGCGAAGACTCGGCCAGCCACAGGCGCAAGGCATGACGCAGCAAGTACCGACCATGCAGGCTGTTCCGGCACAGATGGTTTCAGCAGCCCCATCTGTGCCACAGCCTGCCATTCCTCCCCAAGTGGCGAGTGCGAATCAGCAGGCGACCTTTTTGCAGAACGCCCTGCAACGAGCATCGCATTCGCCCCAGGCAGGCGGGGCAAGCGCCCACGCGCCTGAGCATCCCGTGAGTGTCAGCGAGAACGACCTGAACAACATGTTCGTCTCCGAATTTCGTACCGCCCAAGGCTTGGGCCCACGTTAAACAGAGGTGAAACATGTCCGACGAATGGGTTGGCATAGCCAACACAACGCGCCCCAAGTACATGAAGGGCGCATCCGACCTCACCATGCGCAGCCGGTATCTGCTGGCTCGCTACCGTCAGAAAGGTCGCATTCTCTACAACCAGAGCGGCGACGAGTGCCAGTGGCAGCTCGAATATTCGCAGCCTCCGGTCGAGTCGTATAGTGACGGTGGTGTGATCGACTTCTCGAACCATGACGCGTTCCGCAAGGTGCGCATCGATTGGCGCGGGTATGTCGCCACCGACACGCTGACCAAGAAGCAGAAAGCGATGAACAGCGGTCAGGAAGCCCTGATCAACCTGTTCCAGACCAAGAGCAACCGCCTGACGAAGTCGATCCGCGACAACTTCAGCGGTGAGCTGTTCAAGGACGGCGATGCAACGGGACGCGAGAACTGCATCCACGGATTGGAGACGTTTCTGGGTGCCGGGACCGTCGCGGCGACGGATATCCTCGCCCAACCGTCCGACACGTACGGTCTGGATTCGCTGTCCACCGCCCTTGGCACGTACGGGGGTTCATGGTCCGCCGCCTTGACGACTCCCCCGAATGCGACCGTCGCGACCGACTGGCCGCACGGCCAAGGTTCGGCCGAGTACGACTTCAACTCGCCGAAGCTCGTCAACTGGTCCTCGTCCAACTGGGGCACAGGCGCCACGACGTGGGAAGCGAACTGCTGGCGAGCGATCTCGCAGGCGATTGCGTGGCTCACGACCACGGGTGGTGAAGACGGCATGCCCGATGTGTGCTTGCTCGCGCCCAACCTGTTCACCGGCTACAAGAACCACGAGGAAGCGATTCGCCGCATCACCGTGCCGCATAAGGGCGCCAACGATCTCGGCTTCGCCAACGTGCTCAACCAGGACGGAACAGCCATCACCAGCGACTTTGACTGCCCGGCCAACACTGGCTACGTGCAGAACACGGCGCACGTGACGATCTCCAGCCTCATGCCGGAACTGTTCTGGATGGAAGGTCCCGACAAGGACCCGCGCACACTGTGGTCGTGGCTCTGGGGTGTGGGCTTTTTCGGGAACGTGAGCTACAGCCCAAAGCACATCGCCAAGCTCTACAACTTCGCGTAAGCGCAAACAACCTGTGGAAGGCGCCGGGCTGGCGCGCAAGTTCCAGTCCGGCGCCGCAACGCAGTAGTGAATACACCCAACTTTCCTTAGTGAATTGTTCAGGGGATAACGAATCATGGCAGACAATGTTGCGGGACTGCCCGGACGTGGGCAGACTCTTTTGAGCGGCGCGGGCCGCACTCTTTCTTCGACAGGTCAGGCTTCCAAGCTGGAAGGCATCGCGAAGTGGTTCAGCGATCGCGACTCCACGGTGACGGGACTCAACGTACTGCGTTCGCAGAAGCGCGTCCTGATGATGCTCGTGCGCAATGCCTCGGGCATCGCGCTGGCTTCGAAGGCGGTCGTCACGTGGGCATCCGGCTATCGCAACAAGCGAGTGGCCGGGTACTGCACGCTCGATCACCAGGAAATCGCGGGGGTCGTGGATGAGTTCATTGGTTCCAGTGGCGTTCCGTCGAACGATCTGTTCTGGCTGGCCGTCAAGGGACCCTCACTCGTGCGGAAGTCGAACGCGGCAGACGCGACGTGCGTGTTCACTGCCGGTGACATCCTGACCTCGCTGACGGCCGCCACGAGCCAAGCCGCGACGGCGGGTCGCATCCAGCCGTTCACGACCACGACCAACGTGACCAATGCGGTGTCGATCATCTTGAACCGCATCGGGCGTGCATTGAGCGCCAGCACGACCGCCCAAACTGGTGGCAGCGCTACCCCGAACCTGCTCGTGGATCTGGAACTGGTAGCACAGGACTAACTCTGTGCTCGTATGAGAGACGGGGTTGACCGTGCGCACGGGACGGCTACCGGGGACGCCCCTCGGTAGCCGTTTTTTCAGAAGGGCCAAACATTGGCAATCGACCAACAAAAACTGGACAACTGGTTTCGGTATCACCGGGTCACGGAAGAACAGCGAAAGCCGTACGAAGCGATACGCAGCGCGGCCAAACAGTTCGCCCAGGTCATTCTGGAGAACACTCCGCAGTGTGCCGACCAGTCCGATGCGATCCGCAAAGTCAGGGAGGCAATGCTGATTTCGCATTCGTCAATTTCCTGCGCAGGCAGGTGAGGGTACTTCCATGGCGCTCACGCAATTCGCGAAGGATCGACTGAAAAGCGGCTGCGCGAACGCGGCTGCTGGGTCGCAACTGGCGACCGTGATCGATGCTGGGTCAGGAACGATCGATCAACCGAGCAAAGAGGCGTTGTGTGCGGGCGTGGCGAACCACGCGGTAGGGAATGGGTTGGCGACCAAGTTCTCGGCCAACACAGCGCTGGCAAACAGTGAAGCGTGGCGACTGGCTGTCCTATGTGGCAGTGCAACCGCCGCGCTCGCGATCAAGGACGAACAGGCTTCCTAAGCCTGACCGATTGTTTTCAACCCCGTTCGTTTGATGTTGTGGAGAACAACTACATGACACCACTTAAACTCGATGTCTTTTTTGCCATGTACGCCTTTGGAGGTAATGGCTCCGTGGGCATGCAGTTACCCGAGATCACCCTCTGGTACGCCAAGACGATCGCGGAAATGTCCAAAGACTCGCGGATCGGCAGGATCGAAGTCAAGAAGTTCGGTGACATTCCGCTGACGATGGAACGGAATCGCTCGGTGCGCATCGCCAAGGATCTCGGCTGCGACGTGATCGTGATGGTTGACTCGGACAATGTGCCCGACCTGTACCTTGGCGTCAAACCGTGGGCCAAGCCGTTCTGGAATACGTCGTTTGACTTCCTGTACGAGCGCAAGCTCAAAGGTCTGCCTACCGTGGTTGCCGCGCCTTATTGTGGACCGCCTCCCCATCCGACCAAGGGTGGATTCGAGAACGTCTACGTGTTCCACGGCGAGGCGAACGAATCCGACAACGATCGACCGCAGATCACGTATCAGGCGTATTCGCGCGAGCACGCGGCGCAGATGCGCGGTATTCAGTCGATCGCGGCGGGACCCACCGGTTGCATCATGTACTCGACCGACGCATTCGACCTGATGCCAGTGCACCAGAAAACGCAGGAAGAGATCCTTCGTGAGTTCAAGGAGGGAAAGCTCACGCTCGATCGCGCCAAACGATTGCTGAATCTGCAGTCGTGGTTCTTCTACGAGTACACCAACGGAGAGCAGACTCAGAAGGCGTCCACTGAGGATGTGACGAACACGCGCGAAATCCAACTGGCTGGGCTCGTAAAGCACCGGCAGCCGGTCGTGTTCTGCAACTGGGATGCGTGGGCCGGGCACTACAAGCCGAAGTGCGTGGGGATGCCCGAGCAGATTTACGTGGAGCAAATCAACGAGCATTACATGGAGGCAGTTGAACAGGCCAAGTCGATCGGCGATGAAATGCACGAGATCGACTACACCGACGTGCTCCAAGACACGCATCCGTTTCCGGCACTCCAGGAAGACGAGGAGCTGCCGCCCGAGATCCAGCAGATTTTGGAAGACATCAACAAGGAGGAAGCGATCCCTGCGGAGACGGCCTCCGAGGTGGCGACCGACAAGAAGTTCGCCTTCCCAATCATTAAACGGATGATCGGGGCGCGGACCGTGAAATCTGTGGCGAACATGACTCCCCCGCTGGATCTCAACGCTCTGACGGAAATCGTCGCCCTGGTCGCGGAGACCCGCCCCAACCAGCCACTGCGCATTGTGGAGGTCGGTTCGTGGGTCGGTGAATCGACGATCGCGTTGCACAACGGACTCGGCAAAGCGGGTGGAACGATCTGGTGCATCGACACGTGGGAAGGCACGCCGACCGACATGACCGGAGCGTGGGCCGAACAGTACGGTTACGACAACCTGTTTGAGACGTTCAAAGAAAACATCGGCCACCTGCTGAACGAGGACATTAAGGTCCTCAAAGGCTACAGCGTTGACGTGGCCAACTCGATGGAACCGCAGGAAGTGGACATCGTGTTCCTGGACGCCGGGCATGACTACGACTCGATCAGCGCAGACCTGATCGCGTGGATGCCACACGTCGCGAACAACGGTGTTCTCTGCGGCCATGACTATTGCGTGGAATTTCCTGGAGTCGTGCAGGCCGTCACGGAGTTCTGCGCCGAAGCCGGAATGTCCCCCGTGGTCGTCAATGGGTCCTGTGTGTGGATGATGCTGAAGTCCGATTACTTGGCAGGGAAGAAAAAGGTCGAGAAAAAGAACAGGAAGCGATCCAAGACAAGTGAGGGACAGGACAATGGACCAGTCGCTGCCACCGCAGACGCCTGAAGCGCCAGACATCCCTCCCGCCAAGATCAAGTACGACCCGGAGGCGAGAGCGCATGAAAAGGTCGCGTTTCCCATTCCCGACGTGCGAGACAAAGGGCGAGTGGAATGCTCGCGCTGCCACCTCTGGCTCCCGTTCGATCAGTTTGACACGCTCACAGACCCGCTGTGTGCCAAGTGTCGATCGGGTGAAGCCCAACGCGAACTGAATGACTTGAAGGCAAACCTATGCGTGGACTTTTCGAAATCACTGGTGGCGACTGCAGCAGGACGGCAGCCGCTGGAGCACATCGAAAGCTTCCTCGCAGAACTAATGTACGACTTCGGCGGAATGCGGATCTTTGTCAAGGAATGGGCGGACCAACTTCGTGTTGCCTGCGACAAGAACCCTGGCAGCAAGACCAACATGGACCATTTCCGCAGCATCGCGAAATTGGTCATGGATACGAACAAGCTCCAGCATCAGGAGAACGTACTGGACCTGTCCGATGAGCAACTGAGGGTCAAGAAGGAGTTGGCCCTCATGCAGATGCTGAGTGATGCGGCAGGAGATCCGCATCGCAGGCAACTGCTGGTGGAACTGATTCGGTCGAACGGAATCTCCATGAGTGAAATCCCTGGCATCCCGACGTACCAACAACAATAGCGCTCACAGAGGAACTGATGGCATTCGACCGTCGCGATCCACTGTCGGACTTTGCTACCCTGGCGGACGAGGAAGAACGTCGCGCCAAGGAGGCGTTGCGCGTCTATCGACCAGCCAAACAGCTTCCGTTCCACCAGTCGAACGCGAGGGAGCTTGTGCTACGCGGGGGCAAACGCAGCGGAAAAAGCGTGGGTGTCGTAGCTGAGTTTGCTTCCCGCGTCCTTGGCATCCCGGTCACGGACCCAGCGAACAACTTTATCCCCCTCAAGTATCCTGTCAGTACCCCCAAAGACCCCCTACTCTTCTGGGTGGTAGGGTGGGACGTAGATCACCTCGGTCAAACCGTGTACCGGCTACTTTTCCAGCCTGGATTGTTCCGAGTCATCAAGGACAAGATGACCGGGATCTGGCGCACCTACAATCCCGCCGACGACTTTGACGCCTCCCGGTTTGCTGAATCCGAGCCGGCGGGCCCGATGATCCCTGAGCGGTTCATTGACACGACACAAGGCGTCAATGGCTGGACGTGGGAGAACAAGGGCGCCTACAACTTTTCGGCGGTGTACCTGAAGAACGGCGCCAAGATCTGCGCGTACCCCAGCTCAGCGAAGCATCCGAAGCAGGGCGATGCCGTCGCGGGGATCTGGATCGACGAAGACATTCAGCTCCCAGGGCACCTCAAGGAATGGCAGGACCGCCTCACGGATAAGGATGGTTGGCTGATGTGGTCCGTGTGGCCGCATAGCAAGAACTACGCGCTGTGCGACATGCTGGATCGGGCCGAGGAACAGATTGACGAGCCCAAGCCCGATATCGCGTCGTTCCAACTCATCATGTCCGAGAACCCCTACCTGCACAAAAGCGCCAAGAAGCGAGCCCTCGGGCGCATGGGATCGGATGAGGAAATTGCGCGCCGCGATCGGGGCGAGTTGCTGCTGGACACGCTGAACATGTACGACTTCATCCCGGCCCAGCACGCTCTGCGCGTGTTTGAGCCTGGAGAGACGCCCGACTCGATCGACAACGTGATCGACTACCTGCAGGCGATCCTGACCAAGGACGGTGCGTTTCCGCGACACTGGACGCGGTACTTGGCGATCGACCCCTCGCACACACGAACCGCTTGTTGCTTTGGAGTCGTGCCGCCACCAGAGCTGGAAGACATCAAGTTCGGTGATTTGCTGATCGTCGAACGCGAACTGATCGTGAAGAAATACAGCTCGGACATGCTCGCGACGGATCTCGTCAAGATCTTGGAGGGCTACAACTACGAAGCCTTCATCATGGACCAGCAGATCGGGCGGCAAACACGTGTCGGAGAGGATAAGACCATCTTTTCGAAGTACGCCGAGTCGTTCGCGACAAGGGGGCTTCGAGCGCGACTGTGCCCGAACGGATTCATTCCCGGCTGCAACGTGCCCGCCAATCGGTATCGCGCCGTGCGGACCATGCTGGAACCGGGTAAGAGTGGGTTCCCGTCGCTGCTGTTCGTGGAGAACAAGACGGTCATCACGCAGCGTGAGTTCAACACGTACCGCAAGAAGCAACTGTTCGTAGGAGGCGAGGAAACCATCATGGATGAACCCGCCAACCCGCGAAAGCATGACGCGATGGCTGCGCTCGAGTATCTCGTGGCGTTCGTTGAGACAGCCTTTGCGACAGGCACCGCCTTCGTCGATCCAAGCGTGTATCGCGGACACGGCAGTCCCGCGTACAAGCGTGCGATGCAGATTCTCAAGAAGTACAACGAGAAGTCCCACGGAGAGTACGTCCATTTAGGCCCCGGCGCGGCAGCATAACCGCGTAGTTTTCATCACCAGGAGTTACCCATGAGCACTGTTCGAGAACAACTCGACCAGATCAAGCAGTTGAAAGAAACGCCCCTTCCGACACCCCCGGTCGGAACGTGGGTGCAGTGGTTTGATCGAAACGAGGATGATCGCGTGTACGCGGCGTGTGTGACGATGCACGAGGGCCCCGGAAAGGTCAAGCTCGCCATCCTTAAGCCGAACGCGCACATCGTTCACAAGGACGGAGTGTTGCACCGCAGTCACGAGCTGCACCGCAACAAGCACAACACGGTCACGATGAAAAACGGAGCGTGGGATTACATCCCAGGCCAGCCAGCCCTCAAGTCGCATCGCGATCTGCACCTGAAGGAACTGGAACGGCGCGAAGCGCCTTTGCTGCAAGCGTTGAAGGAACAGGACACGACGCAGGCAGCGCCTGCCAAAAAGTGAGATGTGCCGATCGTCGCGCACGAGGTGATTCATGGACCTGAGCAATGCACACTGGGAGTTCTTGAGACCGCTTGTCAGCGGCTGGACCGGCAAGCTCGAAAAGGCTGCCGAGTCGCGCAAGCGTTGGAAAGAGCTGAGTGATGAGTGTATGTTGTTCTACTCGAAATCTGCCGCTGCCATGTGGGATCAGTCCTACACGCGGAAGATGTGGCAGAACGTTAAAGCGCCCAAGTTCAGGATCACCATCAATAAGGCGTTCGAACTGGTAGCGGTGTTCGGCCCGAACCTGTTTTGGGAATGCCCTCACCGCAACGTAGCTGCAAAGAAAGCCCTGGATATCCCCCAGGAGCTGTTCCAGAGCGATCAGCAAGCGCAGATGGTCTACCAGTCGCTGATCCAACGGCAGCAGTACGAAGAGGCCGAGGACCGCGTGGTGTCCTACCTCATGGGGACGTGGCTGAACTACACGCCGCGCGAACAGCCGGGAGGTGGCCTTGCCGGGCAGAGTGAACTGGCGATTGTCGATGCCCTGATCAAAGGGCGGGGCGTCATGTTCACGCGCCCGTATCAGTTCCCATCGTCTGGCAAGACGCTCACCGGGTGTTTTCGCGAGATCCCCGAGAACCTCCTGACGGACCCCGACTACAAGTCGATCGACGAAGCGAAATGGATTGCCCTGCGCCACGTAGATCCACACTGGGTCGTGGAACGCAGGTTCAAACTGGAGGCCAATTCCCTCAAGGGAAAAGCGAGCCTGGAAAGCGCCTGGTCTTATGGCGAGTCACGAGGCGATCAGGACGCGCAGATGCACCGCGTGGCGGGCACCACAAACGACATGCTCGTCTGGTATGAGATCTGGTCCAAGACGGGGCCCGGCGCGCGACTGACCGGCATGGACACGGCCATCAAGGAACACTTGGAGGATGTGGTCGGCGATTATGCCTACCTCGCGATCGCACCGGCCGTTCCGTACCCGCTAAATTGCTCAGGCGAGTTTTTGAAGAAGGCCAACGATCAGGACGTGAAAGAGTCGTTCTCGTGGCCCGTGCCGTTGTGGGCTGATGATCGCTGGCCTTGCGAGGTGCTTGATTTCTATCCCGACCCGGATCATGCGTGGCCGATCCCTCCGCTGTCACCAGGGCTTGGCGAATTGAAGTTCCTCAACTTCCTCGTGCCCTGGATCGCCAACCGGATCTGGACCAGCAGCCGCGATTTCTGGGCTGTATCCGGGCCGCACTTTGAGCACTATCGCAAGTACCTATTGGAAGGGATGGATCAGACGATCATCCCCACGCCGGTACAGGTGGATGACGTGCGCAAGGTCGTGCAACTCATTACGCAGCCGGAAACACGAGCGGACCTGTGGCGCATCGTGGAACTCGTCTCGGAAATGTTCGACAAGCGTGTAGGCCTGACCGAGTTCGCCTATGGCCGCAACGAGAACGGCACGCAGAATCGCACCGCCGAAGAGACGATGGCCAAGCAGCGCGCGGTTGGTGTGCGGCCTGAGCACATGCAGAAAAAGGTCGTCGAACATCAGTCCCGACTCGCGGCTACGGAAGGATTCGTCACACGTTGGTTTGTGGATGGGAACAGCGTGGAAGGTCTGTTGGGCCCGGTGGGTCGTTACCTTTGGGAACGGCACATCATGTCCACCGACGTGGAGCGCGTCGTGCGCCAGATGCAGTACACGATCGAGGCGAGCAGCATTCGGCGCCCGAATCGGGACCGTGACATCGCCAACTACACGCAGGCGCTCCAGTATTTTGCTCCGGTGTCCCAAGCCTACGGCCAACAGACTGGCAACTACGCGAGCTTCAATTACCTGATGAAAAAGTGGGCCTTGCTCCATGATGATGATATGGACGGAGCGATGCTGGAACCCATTGAGGGAGACCAAGCGGCTCAGGCGATCGAACAGCAGAAAATGCAGATGGAGATGCAGAAACTCCAGGCGGACATGGAAGTCAAGAAGATCGACCTTCAGTCCAAGCAAATGGACATGCAGGCAAAGCAGGCCGAGGCTGGACTAAAGATCCAGACGCAGCAGCAGGTGATGGACATGGATGCCGAATCGGCTGCCGCCAACCTGGCGCAAGAACAGGCGCGCCACGTTATGGACATGGTTCAAGATCGCCAAAAGTTCCAGCTCGACATGACTCAACAGGCGCAAATGGGTCAGCTCAAAATGAAACTGGCACAGGCACAGGCAAAAGCCAAGCCAGCATCCAAGCCTGCAGCTAAACCGAAACCCCGTAAGGCGTGACCATGACAGACGTACTTGACAGATGGTTCGACGAACACCCGGAGTGGCGATCCAACGCAGACCTGATCGTCGCGCCGCCTGACGCGGAGGAACTCGTCAGCGATTACCCGGACGCGGAGGGAACCGAGATCGAAAGGCACGTGTCAGTGCTGACATCGTTTGGCGCGACACGTGGGGCGATCTACTCGCTTGCGCGCAGGAATGGTGCGAATCACCGCTTCGCGGAGATGGTTGCAATGCAGCGTCCTCCGCGCTGCATGACGGATGATGTGTTTTTCGCAGGGATGCCGCGACTCGCCGATCAAATGTCACCGACCTGCCTGCATCAGGTGGTGAGCGCTGCGAAGCGCAGAGGATTCACGCCTCCCGCCGACGCGGTCTATCACTCGGGACTCGCACGCTTTCAAGGGGACCCGGAAGCGTTCGTCACGCGGTCGATGGGGAGGACATACATTCGGAGGTTGTGCGAAAAGAGAGGGTGGGCCGTGGAGGGTGCGGTGGAGGTGAAGGCGAGGGAACCGGAACGCGATCCCTTCGAAGCCGCCGTGCCACTCGCGCCAGACCTTGTGAATCGATCGATCGCCAATATGGTCCGTCACAACCCAGCCCTGAAACAGAAGTCACGGAAAGAACTGCGAGACATGGCTGTCGCGAAGTACGGACCAACCAAGTGAGAAGCGTGACATGAACACGATCAGCCGTGATTCGACATTTGATCTTTACACCGTCGATGCGGAAGGTGATGCGAAGATCCTCGACTGCAGCGTGTGGGCAGGTGGATCTGTTGAAGTCGGAGCAGCGCTCACGATGGCGCTATATGGGTGCAACTACGAAAACCCAGTCGGTCGCACCTTCAAGCAGATGTACGACGAGGATGGAGTTGCGATTCAGATCGTGGCGTCCGCTGCTGGTGTGTGGATGCTCCCCTCTTCCATGTACGGAGCGAAATGGATGAAGCTCGTTGGAACGGAAACGGAAGTCGCGTTGCATCGCAAGGGATGACGCTCACTACTGCATGGAGGCAACGTCGTATCGCATCGAAATGATGAGGTGAACTGATGTTAGCGGAACTGAAATCAGCAATGGTGTTGGCAGCTTCGGCGCCAACCTTCGCAGCGGACGACACTCCGCTTGTCGTGTGGGGGTTAAGCCTGCGCGAAATCATCGACGTGGTAATGGACAAGGCCATCGAGCTTGGGCGTGAGTACCGGCCGCAGATTGAGGAAGCGGCGCGCGAAGCGATTGACGCTCTGGTGCAGATGGACATCCCCGGCGTGCCAGCCATCATCGAGGGTGCGATTGACAGTGCCACTCGGGAAGCTGGCTACACAGCCATCACGGCGATACTCGACGCACTGCTCGGCGCGCAGGTGACAGGATGAACGAACTACTTTTAGCCGTAGTGAACTTCGGTGCACTCGGCCTTGTGCAGTGGATCATCATCGCCATCGTGATTGCCGGTATTATCGGCGTAGCGATGGTGGTGGCGAAACAAGCGGGCATTGTGATCCCCGGCTTCATAGTGACAATCGGGTGGATTGTGCTCTGTGTGTTCATCTGGGTGATCGCAATCAAGTTCCTCGCTCAACTCATGTGATGTGGCTTCGCCGCTAGAACGGGCATAACTATGCCGGACACTACTACGGACTGGGTCGGTTTTTTCTTTGACAAAGGTGTACTGGGCGCGTTTGCGGTCGCTGTTGCGTTGGTCGTCTGGTACAAGATTCTGCCTTGGGGAGAACGGTATATCTCCAGTACCGAGAAACTGCATGATGTACTGCAAGTTACCCAAGCGAAGCAAATAGAGACCTGTGAATCGCACATTGCCAGTCTCGGACAAATGGCAACGATGATCGACGAAACGGTCAAGATTGGCATCACGGCACGGGACCAAGCCTCCGTCGCAGCGTCATTAGCAGCCGAAGGAAACAAGAGCCTTTCCAGCATCGACCACACGTTGACGGGGCGCACGCAATTGCTGATCGCCACGGCACATGGGGTGTCGCAACTAAAGGCAGTTGCCCTTTCCAATTGTGAGATGTGTCGGAAGGTGGCACAGCAATTGTCAACGCAGTTTCCGTCCGTGGCGGCCGAGATTGGTCCGCACTGTGATGCGATTAAGAAGAAACTGGAAGAGACGGCGTAACGTGTCCGAGATCGAACGCATCATCGGGGAGGCGTAGTTTCAGATGACAGTGCGAGTGGCCGCCGAGTGCCCTGTGTTCAGTTACACCGACCCTGCCAACGGTGCAGGTCCGATGTGGGCGCGTGGCGGTACATGTCTGGTGCAGTGCGGCGAGAGCCTGTTTATGAGCGGTATGGAAACGCTCCAGGTTCCGGGTAAGTCAAACTGCCGATGGACTCTGCACCAATACCTCAACGGCGAGTGGGTACGTGTCAACGCGGACCCATCAGGATACACCCGCGAGCCGTCGCCGCTGGCAGCGATGTCGGATGGCACGTTGTGGATGTCCTGCAATCCGATCATCGGAGATCCGCGAGTCGGTGACGTTCCAACAGAACCCTGTCTGCTGGAATTCGATGCACGCAATCCATCCTCCACGCCACGCAAGCACCTGCCGGTGTGGAGTGGCTCGCCGAAGTGGTTCGATCATTCGTATCGGTCGCTCGCCGTGGATGCTGCCACACGCGAACTGGTGATGTTCAATCAGTTCGGCATGGACGCAACGTATTGGGCATTCCGAGACACGCATGGCCAGTGGTCGTCTGGCATTCTCAAGTTCCCATTCGGTCGCGAGTACGAAAAGCCGCAGCCGATTCGTATCTGCTACCCGAATGTGGCCCTACGTGGGCGTGCCGTGCATTTCTGTGGTGTCAGTTCCATCGTCGAGCCGAACACGAAATGGCGTGAGTACAAGCGGCAATTGACCGGGCAGGAGTGGGACTACGATTTCCGCCGTTTGTTCTACGTCTGGACTCCAAATGTCAGCCAGCAACCGTTTACTGAGTGGATCGAGATTGCGAGCCGTGAAACCACCTGCGGTTGGATCACACCCTGCGACATGCACGTCGCGTCGGATGGTCGCGTACATCTACTATGGGTCGAGCGGGCCATTGATGAACGGTTACGAGACAAGTTCTTTCCGGGAGAACTGCAATCGTACGAACTGAAGTACGCAATCGTGCGTGACGGAGCGGTCGTGCATCGGCAGACTCTTAAGCGATACGACGAGGCCCAGCCCGGTTGCGATCTTCAGTTCGCTCGGTTCCAAGCAGTTCCAGGCTGTAGGCTGTTCGCGTTCTGGTACGCAAGGGAATGGGTCGCAGGACGCAGACAGTACGTGCATCAAATCGCTGAGATTCGCACAAGTGGTGTTCTGGCGACTCCGCAGCGTGTTCCGCTGGCCCAGGTGCTCTACGACTTCTACTCCGCCAACACACGAGCAGGGTCTCCAGAATCCAATACGCTCAATCTCGTAGGTCCGACGCTGGCGAATCGGCAGTTGATTAGCCACGTAGCCGTGGAGCTTGGTTAATGCCGAACAAATCCGACTACTACAGACACATGGACCCAGTTACGCTGGCTCCCCGCACGGTCAATCCGTGGAGAAACCCTATGAAGACAGGTATCGTCTCTCCGGCCTACGATCCAACTGCACTGGCAACGTGGAAGTACGGCCTCGACATGACCAACGGCCACGCCAGCAACGCACCGACCAACTATCTGACAGCGGAAACAGATCGAGGTGCTTTGGCGGCGGCGGCAGGTGATTCGTGGATTCTTCTCCAGCGATGGGATGTGACGGCGGGCGTGAAGTCGATCACCGACTGGGAGATGTTCGCACTGGACTACGTGCCAGCGAATATCACAGCAGCCTACATCGTGGTCTACAAGTTCGACACGACGGTCTACACGCTTGTCGGCGAATCCGAGGCCATCGCCGCTGGTGACGGTGCTGATGCGTGGAAGTATTACACCGACACGCTGACGACTCCATTGGCGGTGACGCTGGCAGCGGGCGGGGAATACTACTACGGCATTCGTTTCGTCCTTGCCGATACCAACACTGACATCGGTGTGATGCGATCCGATGCGACCGACTTCACCGCTGGCAATCGCCGCATGTACGTCAAGGCGGCGAACTACTCAGCGGTGTCGATACCAGCCGCAGACGTGGCGAGCCAGTGTGAATACACGGCCCAAACGGCATTGTTTGGCCTCTCGATCACCTACACGTCCAGCACGTTTATTGAGTTCAACAAAACGGACTGGAGTGACATCTACAAATGGCTGATCCCGGTCGCGTCGGATGACCGCTACGTCATCAAGTTCGAGGACGTGATTGCCACCGACACGAAACGCTTTGAGATCTGGCAGCAGGACACGAATCGGCAGGGAGTTGCCGCGACCACGGAGGTGACGAAACTGGATTGCGGCAAGGCCGTGGCCGGAACGAATACCATCGAGAGCAATTCCAAGTCGGTCACGCTGACTGATATCAGTGCCACGGGCGTTGAGGGCAAGAAGTTCAACGTCTATCTATTCCGTCGCCCGATCGTGAATGGCATTGCATCAAGCGTGCAGGCGGTGCTTTGGAGCTGCACGGAGTTGGAGGCGGCGTATCACAATCACTTCATTAAGTTCGCTGGAGCGAGAACGTCAACTGCCTATGGCTTTACGACAGGCCGAGGGCGCGTCCTTAAGGCAATGGACTCTGCGGCAGCGGCTGGGTGTTCGGTAGGAAAAATCCAAATCGGCATTCGGCCAGTTGTGACGATTGGCGACTCGCAAACGCATACGTCGCTTGTGGGTGGGGTCCGGCCAACTACGGCTGGCTGGGGTCCGATGCACTCATACTTCACGAAGCCGCGCATCTGGATCAATGGAGGCAAGGCTGGTGGTGTCGCCTCTGCATTGATGGAAGATTATATCGCATCGACGACGCCAGGTGATGCGGATCTCGAATCCATTGTCGAGAACGGCTGCTTATGGCTGTGGAGTGGTTATGGCGTGAATGATGTTAGCGCTGCCGCACCAGCGAACGACGTAGACGCCAAGCAGGTTGTCGCCACTCTCGTTGATTACATCACCGATCTATACCAGATCCTGACCACTTTCGGACACGAAGACATGCTGTTTTGTGGACTGCCTCCGTGGAGCGACGGAGACGCATCCGAGTACGATTCAAAGGGAGTTCGGTGGTTTAACCGCGCCATGCTGGGATTGTGTCTGGCATGGAGGATTCCGTATTACAACGCTTGGCCCGACATGGTGACGCCGGGCACGCAGAACGATTCCATTCCCACGATCTCGGCGACGTACAGCGACGACAGTTTACACATGAACCCAGCGGCATCTCCTGTCGTGTGCGTCAAGGCAGTTTCGGCAGGAGAGAACGCGACAATCGACTTACGAGACGCATGGGATTAGCCCCCTAGCCCCGCCCAGCGGGAGGAGATGACGAGAAGACGTAAATGGCAGGCAAAGGTAGCAACTAATGACCATCTATTACGCCAAAGCAGCAGGGTCAGTGCTCGCGGCCAATGCGTGGAACACCGCAGCCGATGGCACCGGCACAGATGCGACGTTCGCGGACGGAAACGCAGCGGGACATACCCTGGACCTGAACGCCTTGGCGATGACCAGCCCTACCGGAACGACGCTGACATGCACGCTGTTGCGATCAGGAGCGACGAACGCAGGCGGAACGCTTACGCCAACCGGCACCCTGACCATTGTGGGCACGGTCAGCAACTCCCACACGTCAACGAGCGGCATGTTGATTGTTGGTGCCGGTGATAATCTGACAATCACCGGGCCTGGATCTGGCGTGGCCGTCACCAACACGTCTACGGGATATGCCATTGTCATTACAAGCACCGGCGTAGTATCCATCACGAACACAGGTGCCACTGCCTGCGAAGCGGGCGCATCATCGGGTACGGGCAGATGTGTTTCGCACGGTGGGACAGGAACTGGGTCATTAACCATAACAGCAGATACAGTGCTGACGGTTGGGGCGGGTAACAGCGGTCCTGCCATTGTATTTAGTGGAACAGGCTCCACCAGCCAGTTGACGGGCGCAGTGACGGGCAATGGAACGGGATGCTTGTATGCAGCTGGTGGAACGCTGACACTGACTGGAACTCCTACAATCAACGCGGGATACCTACTGCGAGTCACCACTGGCACGTTCGTGATGGACGGGGTTCCTGTTACGACAGGATTAGCAACTGTCCTGTCAACTAACTCCACGGGCGGCACGGTGACGTGGACTGGTTCGCGCACACTCGCGGCTGCAACGGATTGCAACTGGGGCATTCTGGTGGGTGCTACGCTCAATCTCACATCCCTTGCGCTGGCGTGCTCTGGGCGAATATTTATTGGGTACTCCAGCGGAACGCTAACGCTGGGATCAGGCGGAACCCTCGCACAAATCAATCTTCAATCGTCTGCCGCATGTGCCGCCATACTCGGTTCCGCTCACAGCGGGGCGATTGTCGGCCCGTCCGTGCCGTCAGCAGCCGATACGCGATACGGAATCACACGCGGCTATCCGTCCGATAGCGGGGCGGCGGTCACTGGCACCGGAGACGTGGCCGGACAAGGCACGCTCCAGATCCCCAACTCAGGAACACCGACAGGCACGGAAGACGCGACCAGCGATGCGTGCGTGGTGAGCGGCAAGACATACGGTAGTACGCCACGGACAGGTTCGGCGGCGACTGGCGGCGGTGGAGGCGCTCCGGTGTTCGGCGGAAATATGGTAAGGCGGGTGTAATATGGCAGGCGAAATTCAATATCGCGGCACCGAAACGGGCGTGACACTCTACGCAACGATCCGCTCCAAGACGAGCACGCAGTGGAATACCGCTGGCACGCCGAATTTCGAGGCGGTCACTGCCGCCAACTGGGCCGACTATGACATAGCCCTCACAGAGTCGAGTGGCAATTACTTCTACGTCGGCACGTTCCCGGCCATCACGGGCAACATGGTTGCTGGTTGGTACTGGGTGGACATCTTCAAGCGGGCCGGTGGTGCACCGGCGATCACGGACGTGCTGCAAGGAACCATCGTAGGCTATTGGGATGGAACGAACTTGCTTCCGTGGGCCTCCAAGACAAACGAAGTCGCCAACGACGCCATCACCGCAGAGGCTGTGAAGGCTGGTGCCATTGACGCGGCCACGTTCGCAGCGGATGTGGCAGCCGCGATCGCAGAATGGGTCTGGACGGCGGCAACGGTGTCGTACGGTGGCGTTGGAACGTACGGGCAGATGATGCAGAACATCATCGACGACACGGGCACGGCTGGTGTGGTAGTCGCAGCGGCTTCCAAGACCGGCTACACGCTGACCGCCACAACGGGCCTAGGCAATCAGACGGCGAATATCACTGGCACCGTCAGTGGGAACGCCACGACAGCGGAGATCGCCGACGTTCCAACAGTGGCTGAGTTTGAAGCCCGGACACTGGCGGCGGCATCGTACGCAACAGCCGCCAACCAAGTGACAATTGCCAGTTACATTGACACGGAGATCGGTGCTCTGACGACAGCCGTGGCCGACATTCCCACCAACGCCGAGCTGGCCACGGCACTCTCTGGGCTGGCTACGGCCACGAACCTAGCCACCCTCGACACGCTCATTGACAGGCTCGCTCCGCTGCTTGTGGGCAACGTGACCGGTGCGGGGACAGGGACAGAAGTCTACAGCTACGGTGGGATTACCGTGACGGTGACGGTCGATAGCAGCGGCAATGTGAGTGCGGTGGTGTTCTCATGAAGTGGAAATTTGCCACACACAAATGGTCCGCAAAGAAATTCGCCAGCGGGAGGTTTGCCGGGCTAGGCGTGGATATTGAATCTCCATTGAACGCTTCATCGGACGTTCGCAGATCTTCAGCATTTGGCGTTGACACAAGATCCACCAGTCGTGACTCACGCGATGCGACACGCGCGTCATGGTCGGCACCTGATCAATATAGGGCTCAGTGATGGCAACAACCGAAATCTGGACATACCAAGACATCGTTGAGCACATTCTCGACGTTTACAATGACGAGCGCGCGGGTCGCCCTTTGAGGATGGCTAAGCGCGCCGCAAAGGAGGCGTTGCGTTCACTTCAGACGGCGCATGCGTGGGTGATGTATAACGGAACACGCTACCTCGCCACGGTTGCGCCGTACGCGACAGGAACAATTGCCTATGATCACACGGGCGGCGCGTCGGAACGATTAGTCACGCTGTCGGGCGGTACGTTTCCGTCATGGGCAGCGTACGGAAAGCTCCTGATCGCGGGAGCCGCCTATCCGGTTGAAAGCTACGTCGATTCAACACATGTTGTTCTGGACGCGAATGTGAATCCTGGTGCTGACGTAGCCGCATTGACTGTGTACTCGCTGTACCGCGACGAATATCCTTTGCCTGTCGGATTCAAGACGATGGGGCAGCTTTGGAACGTCACCGAGGATGAGGAACTTGATGTTGTGTTCCCAGATCAGGCGTCACGCGATGCCGTGTCCGATCCGGCTGAACCGGGCGATCCCGAGTACGCCTACGTCACGGGCGACAGTGACTACATCAACAACATGTCGCTGGTGTTCCTGCCTCCACCGGACTCAGTATTGACGTTCCGGTACGACTTCCAAAAATCTCCAAGGCAACTCGTGACGGAGAAGTATTCGACTGGGACCGTGTCTGTCACTGCTGGATCGACCACGTGCACGATTGCGACGGGTTCGTTCACGCAGTCGCACGTTGGGTGCATCATTCGATTCGGCTCGTCCGCGAATGAGCCAGACAACCTATTCGGTGGTCTTGGTGATACCACGAACACGTACACGGACGAAAGGACGATTGTGTCCGTGGCGTCGAATGGCGCAACGTGTGTCCTTGACGCCGCGCCGTCTGCGGCAATCTCGTCTGTCAAGTTCACTGTGAGCGATCCGATCGACGTGGAGACAGGCGCGATGCTGACCGCTTACCAGCGTCTCTGCGAGTCGGCGTTTGCCATCCTAACCAAGCGTGACTCGAAGGATCGCATCGAGCGGCTCCAGTTGGCTGAGCGTGCCGTACTGGAGGCGAAGGACTCAGATCGCAGAATCGATCAGGTTTCACCATACTACGAATGCAGAGACCGTATCGGCGATGTGAATGTGATGGGGGATTGATCGGATGGCCGGAACGTCCATTTACATGCAGTGTCTCGAAGGTGTGCGCGATGTTATTGTCGCGTTGGGCCTGACGGATCTGCCAACCAATCGCATCGTCATACGGCGGCGTCCACACGACGGGTCGATGTACTTCCCCGGAATCACGGTGCACCCATCTCGGGAGAGGTATTCTCCAGGCACGAATCAGCGTGAATCGATTGGGTACGGGTGTGCGGTCACGATGGTTGTCAATAACGACAATGACTCGGTGTACCTCCTCGACAGACTGCTCGTGTGGAGAGAGTCGATTCGGCGCAAGTTCGTGGAGAAAGGCGCACTCTCAGGCGTTACGTCAGGCACGGTTTACACCGTCAAGGTCGAGCATGAGGACGTGATGGATTGGGGCTTGCTGAAAAACTCCAACCTGGACGTGTGTTCGTTGTGTATCCGCCCGTTTGTTTTGGAAACGAGAACGTGAGGTGAGACATGGGAGGCTGCTCGCAGGGAGCGTTGTCACGACTCGCGTTCGACGCGGACTCCACGTTTGATGCGTCGTCCAATCCGATCGATTTCATTTATGAAACGGTCGGAAAACAGCAGCGCGTGGTGGGCGGGAACGGAATGATGGGCACGCGATCAGAGAGCGTTGAGCGAGCCCGTAATGGGTGCTATCTGATATCCGGCCGCATTGGACTCCAGCCGGGAGGCGTTGACTATGACCATCTCTTGCCACGCATCTTGGGTGCCGCCGAGGTGGCGGACGTGTTCAGTCTGGCCGAGGCACTGCCGTCCTACAGTATCCTGATCGACAAGGTAGGTAGCATCTTTCGATTCGACGGATGCAAGACCAACCGGGCGATTTTGCGTGGAACTGCTGGCACTGGCGATGAGGATCAGGAACTGGTTGACCTGATCTTGGAGGTGATGGGCCAGACGGAGACAGGTGGCGCGTCGTGGGCCGGGACGATTCCTGCGCTGAGCACCGCGACGAATCGGGCCCCCTACACGTTCTACGAGGGAACATTCAAGGTCGACTCCGTGTCGTACGAGATCAAGCAGTTTGCCTTGGTGATCGACAACATGCTCCAGCCACGGTGGGTGAACAGCGTGACTCCAACGCAGATCTGCCCACGTGGTCGCAAGGTCACGCTCATCACGGACAACCCGTTCACATCCACTGAGTTCGCGGCCCTCTACGCCAATGCGAATGCGATCGCAGGGATGTCCGGTGAGTTGAAGTTCACGAACGGGAACATGTCCGCCACAATCACGATGCCCGGACTGCAGTGGGCCGATCAGACGCCGTTTGTGAAGGGCAAGACAGAAATCCCACTGGCCCTGGAGTTCTCCGTGCGGAAAAAGGGTACGACACCGGAACTGACTTGGACGAACGATTCAACGGCATAACCATGACAGATGACAAAGTTCGCAGCGCGATCGACAACCTTTTGCCTCAGGCGGACCCATTTGAAAGTCCAGCCAAGCAGGGAGGCGTTACCAAGGAAGTCGACACGCGCGCGTTTCAGAACGAGAAAGGGTCGTTCGGTCAGGAGTCACCTGAAGGTCCGCGAATGCCGTTCGGAACGGAGGTCGGTGAGCGGTCCCCTGGGTTCGACGCGATCCGTGCCGGTGATGACGTATCTGGTGCGATGGCGACGTATCAGGATCAGCTCGTTCGGTTTCTGACGACCATCCAGAAGATTCTCATGGAAACCACCAACCGTCTCGAAGCGCTCGAAAATTACCTGGACAGGCTGAGGTAGCCAGCGGGGTGACACGTGTATTTCAAGTGGGACAGCTACCAGCACGATGCGGGCGAAGTGGATGTGACCTACATCCAGCAGCAGCGCATGTTCTCACCGCGCAATCGGTACGTGTTCACGCGCAAGACGCTCACGGTCCAGGGCCACCTCTGCGTAACCGGGCAAGCGGACATCAAGGCTGCGATCGACGAGCTTGAGGACGCTTACCGATACGAGTGGCATACCGTAGGTCTGTATCACGACGATGGAACGCCCTCGGCGCACGTGTTGGATTTCAATTCCTCCCTCAACGGCATTCGGTTGCTGACGCTGGATTATCCCAAGGAGGATGGTGGCGAGTACGCAACAGGACGCAGCTATCGCGCCGTGTTTCAGGCGGATTACCTCTCCAGTGAGATGGAGATGTTCTCCTGGGAGGAAACCATCCAGGTCATCGGTACGGGTGGGCCCGACTGGGAGTACATTCCGCAGTTCAATGGACCGCCGCTGTTGCAGGTGAATTGCCTGCAGACTCCACAGCTCATCATTCAGTCTGGAGAGTCTGTCGGGATCACCGGGTACATCCAGCCTCCAGCACCCTACTGGCCGCAGTTCGAACACAGCAACCGGCGATCCATTGTGCGCGGCACGTGTCAGAAGAAGGGGCGATTACAGAGCCTTCTCTGGCCGACGCAGTGGGCGTATCGGTTCTCGCTCCCGTACTCGATCTCGAACGAGGGGATTGCCCCTCCCAATACCTAAGAAGGTGATGCGATGACTACTCGCTACTGGCTCGGCGCAGCGGCGCCTGTGACGGATGTTCAATACTTCGTGTTCGCGGGCACGTGGGCCGACACCGAGACGGCATACATCGAGATCAACGGCAAGCGTCTGACGATGACGCTGACTGCCACGATGACTCTGGCGCAGATGGCGCAGGCGATGTATGCCATGCTGACTGGTGGAGCGGCGGTAAACGGTGAAGTCCGCAACTGCCTGGGAACGAGCGTGGGTGAGTTTGCCATCCTGTCCGTGTCCTACAGCGCCTCGGCATACTGGATACGCCTGGAAGGGAAGGCGAACGGTCGCCCGATCGGAACAGTGACGGTCGGCGAGACGGCTGCCTCTGGGACGTTCGTGTCGGGCGGTGGAACGGATCGTACCGGAACCGGGCCGAACCACTGGGACAACGTGGACAACTGGGACGCGGATACCGTGCCCGTGGCTGCCGATGACATCGTGTTCGATCACCGGGCGTCGGCGGGTCCCCAGTTCAGTATCAGCCTCGCGTACGCTCCTGCGAGCATCACGGTGGCGCCAGGGTACAAGCACGAGATCGGCCTTCCGGCAGTCAACACATTGAACGCCTCGACTCCCTTCGACGAACCGAACGGACAGTACCTCGCGTTCACGTCGTGTGCTGACGTGCGTGTGGACTCTCCGTCAGCGAAAAATATCAAGCTCGACTTCGGGTCGGCGGCTTCCACCATCGTGGTCGATGCCACTGGGCAGAGCTACGAAACGAACGTCGCGCCGCTGCTGATCAAAGGCAATCACGCATCCAACAGCCTGACCGTGAATGACGGGCGGGTCGGCGTGTGTGTCGAGCCGAAGACCGCAGGCAACCTGGGAACGCTCGTGATCGGCGGTCAGGGGAGTCCTGTCGTCGAAACAGGCGACACGGTGACTTTGGGTACCGTAACCGTCGATAGCGGTTCGGCGAAGCTCCGCACAGCGTTCACGACGCTGACGCAAAACGGAGGCACCGTGGAACAAGTCGGTGGAAACATCGGCGGCACGACGCTCAATGTCAACGGCGGCACGTTCTTTCCCAAGACAGTCGGGACGTATGCCACCGTCAACCAGAGCAAAGGTACGATCGACTGCACACGTGACGCACGTGCGAGCAAGACGTTTACCAATTTTTACATGTACGGGGGCGGCTTGAAGGACCCCTCAGGGACGATCACGCTGACGAACGGATTCCGCCTCTACGCGAAGCTGTCCGACGTGATTCTCGATCTCCCTGCCATTAAGAAGTACACGATCGGCGCGGTGTAAGTATGCCGAACTTCGGTGTCACATTCCCTGAACTTAAGCTCACGCGTGGCGACATGCTGCTGACACACGGAATCGCTCCATCCGTGTGTGTCGCCTACGCGGTTGCTGAGCCGACCGTCGCGGCCTATGGCGATCTTGCATTCACGGATGGGGCCACGCCGATCCTGAGCTTCAAGGATTGCGCTATCGATCAGTACACCATGACTCCCCCGGCAGTGCGTAGGGGATTCCGTTACAGGGTGCTGATTCTCGACCGTCGCTGGAAGTGGAAGCACTGTCTGATCTCGGGCCGATACAACGTGCGTCTCGCGGATGGAACGATCAAGGCGGATACCAAGAAGACCTACAAGGAGGTGTTGGAGATCCTCCTGAAAGCGTTGGGTGAGACGAGCTACGACATTCGCCTCACTGCGGACGGGCTGGAGCCTCCTGAGGTGAACTGGAGTCGGCAGCGCGCAGATCTGCAGCTTGCGTACCTGTGCGACCGTATCGGCTGCCTGATCGTTCTGCGACTTGACAACACGATCAAGATCGTTCCGTATGGAGAGGGGCCGACCTATCCAACCACTGGCATGGAACTGAATCCCGTCATCGACACCAACCCATCCGCGTTACCAAAGAACGTGGTCGCGACACTGGGTCCAACCAAGTTCCAGATGAAGATCAAGCTGGAAGCGGTCGGCGTTGACTACGACGGATCAATTCGGCCCATCGACGAACTGACGTACAAACCAACTGCCGGATGGCAGTACGAGATCCCCGGTGTGTTCTCGAACGTCCCTGATGGAGAAGAGCGCCAACTCGCGCGAGACACGGTATATCGCTGGTATCGGATCAAGCAGTTTTCGGACGGCACGCTCGATCTCCCGGTGCCCGAGTACACCATCTCCGATATCGAGGATATCCTGCCCCTGTTGCCGCAACTTGCTGACGTGTCAGACGATACGGCTGAGACCCCGTTTGTCGAAGGATACTTGTTCAACTCGGACCTGAAGGGGATCAACGAGGAAGAAGGCGACTTCGCCCGCTTTGACGATGAGTTCGAGCTGGATACCGAGCGCGGCATTGTGAAGCTGCCTTACGCCGTGTTCAAGGTGCTGGACACCGGGCACCAGGACCCGGCAGAACTGTATCTCACGGCGGCGTTCTACGCTCGCAAGGACCAGACGTATGCCCGGTGGTTGCACGAGTATTCCCACGAGATCAACAAGCAGTCGTCAATCGGGTACGGTGACGCGCAGGTCGAACAGTTCGACATGTTCCGCTGCCTGATCCAGCACTACAGCGATCTCTCTAAGACGACGCTGTCAGACAACCGCAATGACGTGAATGATCAGGCGCGCATGCTGGCCGAGTCGAACGCCAAGATCTACACGGCGCTCCCCACCATGTCGATGCAGTGGAATGGCCTGTACCCGATTGACCTAGACGGGAATGTGCACATGCTGCGGTGGCTTGTCGGTGGCAAAGCGGCCACGACGTGGGGAGGCAAGAACCTGGAGTATCACTACCAGACCATGTCCCGTTCCGAGAAGCGACTGCGTTATGAGTCGGCGAGGGCGTTGCACCTATGAGAGGTCAGTGGCACAACACGCACTGGATTGAAGCGCTGGCGTCGGAAGACATTCCGGCGTTCGGGTGTGTGGAGATTACCGGCGCCGTGCACGAGGAACCGAATCGCACGGTGTTACTCGTGTCGCAGCCTAACGAAGACAGTGTCTCGCCATTCGCGATCAACTCGCACAAGCCGATTCCGAGTGGTGGATATGGGCTCGTCTCGTTGACAGGGCCGGTGTTCTGCCTCTATGACAACGCCTCCACGCCGGGGACGGGAGAGCTATGGGGCCCGCAGGCTGGATCATTCGAGATCAAGAAAGGACATCTTGGTCTCATCATCCTCGGTGGCATCGACACTGAACGCGGCATCGTGTGTGTCAATGATGCGTCGGCTGGTTCGCTATGGTGGATCGGAAAGACCACTGAGGCGATCGCTGCGGAAGACACGGGCGATGTTGAGCAGCACGATCAGCTATGGTCCGCCACGGGAAATCACTTCACGGTACTGAATCCGCATGAAGTGGCTTTCCCGTCTGGATTGCGTGTGCGTTGGACGTACTACCCTGGCTGGACTGACTTGGTGGCAGAACCGTTCGACTATACCGAGTGTGCTTAATGGGTAGCATCTACGTCAAATCTGGAGAGATACAGTTCTGGGGTTCGCCAACGAACCCCACGCCTGTTGGTATCGCGTTCAGTGTTGACTGCTGCCCGTGCGGTTGCTGGTTTTACTACGACACATTCAATATTGCAGATACAACCACACCGCCGAACTTTTACGAGGTTTCTCCGTCTGACTGGGGTATTTCAGGTTTTAACCTCGTCGAAGATTACTCAACTGGAACGGACGGAACAGCGAACGCACAAATCATCTGCACTCAGGAGCAGCCATCGGACCACGCTGGAGAGCAACAGTTGTATGTCGAGGTCATCCCAGAAGATGGCGACATTTACTATCTGTGGCTCTGCAACACCAGTTCAACATCAGTGACGGGTGGAGTGGAAGTCATCTTTGAATGCACAACCGCACCGTCTCAGTGGACTGTCACAATTGGTGGTGACTCCGTCAACTACACCGGAGTAACGGCCAATGGGCTGGGATTTGTTGGCCTTGGCGCGTGCGTTGATGCAGACTCGGATATGGCTAAGGCGTGGATCATTCAGAGTGCCGAGGAGGGCTTGTGGTCCGAGGGAGTCACGGTCGGATCAGGTCGGTTCTCAGCAATCGGTCACAACAACGTGTCCCACCTGAATGTCTTTGACAACTACCGAGTTGCGGAGTTGCGAGACACGGCAGGGAACACGTGCGATGACTGCTTTTGCCGGTGTCTCGGCATCGCTATGCCTAAGGAACTTACGCTCACTGTTGTGGATGCGACTGGTCGGGCAAGTTGCGCAGGCGGATACACATGCACGCTGACGTGGGAATGGAACGCGGGTACTTCACGGTGGAAGGGAAATTACACCGTCGTCAACGGCGCTTATTCCCAGTTCTTTGAGTGGTGCCTAACGTGCGAAAGCGCAGGAGATAACGACCCATCCAATCCAGGTCAGAACTTCAGCCTGTCGCTGTGCTCATCGACTGGGTGCGCATCCGTGTGGCCTGACGGATACCTTACTGTTTGGGAGCCAACATCCGCGTCAACGTGTAACCCACTTCTTCTGCGATTCGGACCCATGCCGATGAGCATTACGGACCTAACCTGCTCGATGTGCTATCCACCAGGGTCAGGTGATGCAACCGGCGAGTTTTACATCGAGGTGACGCTATGACAGATTGTCAATGCAATGAACCTGGATGGTGCGAACGGCATCAGTGTCAGAAGCACGCGCGATGGCACGAGCTGTGCAAAACGAATCAGGCGTACTTTGATGCGTGGGAGCGCGGGACTGGACCTGGGCAAGGCGATCCACTTAACCGGAAGTCGAAGACATCGCTCAAGGCGTGCGGCCCCGGCTGCCACCTGTCGCGTTTGCTGGCGAAGTTCTGGATTCGCGATCGGGCCGGATGCAACTGCAAGGAACACGCCGTACTGATGGACAACTGGGGTCCTGCCGAATGCCTTGACCGCATGGATGAGATCGTGGAGTGGATGGAGAATGAGGCGAAGGAGCGGGGCCTCCCGTTCATCCAGCGGGCCGCGCGGGCGATGGTGAAGATCGCGGTCTGGAGAGCACGAAAGGAACTTGCGCATGTCGCTGCTTGATACCCTGTCGTACGTCGCGGACACGCCCGGTGCCCTCCTGAGAGGCGTGCTTGCCGGAAAGCCTGGACATCGCGCGACGGGGCGTGAAGCCCTGCACCTCGGCGCAAACAAGCCTGGATTCGACTCCGGTGACATTCCCGGTTTTCTGGCTGAGATGCTTCTGGACCCCGTGAACCTTCTCGGTGGTGCCGGTGTGCTGAAAGGTGCCAAGTACCTGAGTAAGGCGCGCAAGGCACGTGTAGCCGTGGCGACAACCGCGACAGCCGCAAAGTCGGCCGAGAAGATGGCGGCGACTGCCAAGCCCCTGGTCGCTGCTGTCGATCCACGAGTTGCGGAGGTGCGCGAGGGGACCGAGTGGCTTGCCAAGCACTATGGCGACAAGCTGGAAAAGACGCGAAAAGCCACTGGCAAGACGAATGTGATCAATGAGCGATCTGGCTTGCCACTGTGGGACGATGGAGGGAAAGGCAGCGCTGACCTTGCGAGCATTCGACGCAACTCGATGGAAGTGGCAGCAAACCCCAATATCGAGTACGCTGCGCAATACGTTCCAGGAAAGCGAGCCATCGAATACAACCCTGCCTCCACGGCCGATTACTCCACTCTGAAGCAGCTCGGCGTTCACGAGGGACAGCACTACCTGAACGATCGCAATCTTCACGAGATTCTGAAGTTGCACATTTCACGTGTGAATGATGCTGCCAAACGCATGTGGGCGAAGCGTGGATATGACGGTCCCTTCCACATGCGGAAGCGTCCCGACGTGCAGGGCAGATCGTTCCTGGACTACATCATGGACCCGGATGAGGTTCTTGCCAGAACGGCCGTCACACGTCAAGGGATGGAAGAGGCTGGGTTGAAGTCCTTCACACCGGGGACCTACTATCGGCGTCAGAAGATGGTGGACGGGTCGGGTAAGCAACTTTCCAAGAGATCGTTTCCGCTGAGCGCCAGTGAGCTGACAGATCTGCCGCGTGAGGCACGTCAGGACGCCGATCTGTTGCTCAGTGTGTATGGACCAAAACTCGTCAATCACCTGCTCAGAGTCTTGCCAGCGATCCCGGTTGCCGGTGGCGCCGCAATCGCGGCCTCGCAGGCGCGTGGCCGATCGCCGTCTGCCTGACACGTATAATGCACCCAAAGGAGAATCCCATGTCGCGTCTTTCGATCGCCCAGCACAATATGCCCGCCAAGCCGTCCCTGTCGCCCCCTGTGCAGCCGGGAGTATTTCCTCCGAAGAAGAAGCCTGTCCCGAGTCTTGCTGGAGCCGTAGGGCTTCCGTCGCCGTCTAGGATGCCTGGCGCCGAAGTCGGCATAGTGGGTCAGGGTGTGCCGCGCTCGAGCATCGACGTGGAAATGATTCCTCCGATGCGAGCCACTATGCCCAGGAGTGCCGCGTTGTCGACTCCCGAAGGCAAGCAGTGGTTGCAGGACACGCTCGACGCGAACGGAACGACGAGCCTGTCGAGGAAACCACCGGCCAGTGCACTCAACTTTCGTGACGCGGTGTGGCGAAGCACTGATGTTCCGAGTGGCCCCGTGATGACGGACGGACTGTTGAGAAAAGACAGTCAGGGTCGCCAAGTTGATCAGCAAGGCAATGTTGTGCCTGGAGGCATTAGCCTACTCAACGCCACGGCTCCACGAGGCCAAGGGCCGATCGCTGGTATCCCACGCCCTGCTCCCGATGATCCAAAGACACCGGAGGAAGCACTGCAGCGCATAAATGCCCTCAAGGATACGGCAGACCGGATTCGTAACGGTATCGCCCCTCCTGGATCACAGCTTCCGCAGACTCAAGCTACCTCTGATCAGCTCTCTGCGGAGGGCGAGCGTTACCGACAGTCGTTGGATAATCCCGTCATGCCTTCCAATCTGTCTCCTCAGGGGCAGGAGGCATGGGGAGCCCGGCAACAGGAAATCGCTGGACAACGGCGCGCGGTCAGCGTGCAGGACATGCTGAGCGGCAATGGAACACGTGCGATGGGCGAGAATGGCATGCCGATCCGCAATGGCTCCGGTGCCCCGCTTCCCAACACCGTCCAGGGTTCCGTTGGTGCGGATGGATCTCCGGTGTATCGGCCTGATGGAAGCCGCATGGTTGAGCCGGTCGGTGGCTGGGGTGCCGCGCCATCCACAGGGCAGATGATCCCGCGCACGGAACAAGAGCGTGCGCGAGACAGTGAATTGCTCGATGCCGCCCGCTACAAGTCCGACATGCGCGCCCAGCAGCGGGCCGAGATCGAGCAGGCCGGTGGATTCGGTGGCCCCCGCCCAGGAATGCTGGGTGGGTTGATGGATCGCGTGATGGGTCCTCAAGCAGGGCCGGATGCAAGGAACTTCAGCCGCCCCGGATTCGCTGATGACGTGATCCGCATGGAGGCAGCCAAGGCCAAGCGTGAACGCTACCTGAACTCGCAGGGTGAGTACGCCGGTCGTGGGCGAGCGGAGCGGCAGGCTGTGTTGCAGGAGCGCAAGGACCGTGTCGCAGCACGTGGCATGGAACAGGCAGCGAACCGCACTGCTCGCATTGAGGCGCGGAAAGCGGCCTCCTTGCCGATGAATCCAATGCAGGCGATGGCGATGCGCAACCCGGCCCTCAATG